GGCATAACCTTCGCCACCGGCTGGCTTCAGAGTTGCACGTCGCGAGGCAACGGCGGCGTGGGCCTCTATTGCGACAACGGTTCCGGCATCGCTTCCTGGTGGGGCACGGCGCTACAGAACGGCACCGATGTCACGGCGCAGATCGGCGCGACGATCACGTTCATCACGGAACCGGACGCCCAAGGCAACCCTATTCCCGGCTTTGTGACCTGCTCGCCCCCGCCTAACACGGTCGGCAATCTCAACTCCATGGTCGCCACGGTCGCAATCGCCAGCTCTTAAAGGGACCGGATTACGACATGCAAGTCTTCATCAACCGAGCCGAATTGGCGTTCCGTGACCGGCCTATGAGGGTGCTCGGCTATCACGAGGATGGCCAGGCCATTGAGGTTTCGGCCTATGGGGCTCAAGCGACAGTTCTGTCGCTGCGCTCATCGGCGATTACCAACACGCAAACCGGGCCGGCGCTTATGCCCGGATGGCGGGAGGCCAACCGGGAGCAGGTCGTACGCGGCGAGGCGGCGCGGCGCATTCTCGCGGTCTTTCCCGAACATGCGCAACGCAATGCCGCCTTGGAGCTTGGGCTCATGGCGGCCGGAGGGGCGAAGGATTCGGCAAAGCGTAAGGCGGAGATCGAGCGTGCTTGGACCTATGTCAACGCCGTCCGGCAAGCCGCCAAGGCGATGGTTGGCGCACTGCCGGCCGACCCGACCTCGGATAGCCATTGGCCGCCCCGCGCCGCTCCCTTCCAGGGCTGAATGCTCTCATGGCGATGCCGACCAATGTTCTCGCCCTGCCGCTGGCGCACCTCGTCATAGAGGTTGCGAACAACGAGGATTGGATCGACACGCTTGTCTTTTTGGTCGCCGACAGCCAGCCGACGCCGCCTTACGACCAACTCGATTTGCGCGGCATCAGCTTCGAAATGCACCTCAGGCGGCGACCGGAGATTCACGAGATCGTGCTCGCCGCCTCGACCGTCGAGCGGTCGCTTCTGATCGGCTCGCCGCCGAATTTCGGCTATCTGATCTTCTACGTGCCCGAGGAAACGATGCGAACGCTCTGGGCCGGCCGCTACGTCGGTGACATCGTCGCTCGCGACGCCAGCTTTCGAGGCGGCCGAGTCGTGCTCACAATCGACCTAGAGGTCATCGAAGGGATTACACGCTCGTGACCATCAAGCAAGTCATCCCCGGCGCTCTCTCGCCTCCCGGCGCCGAAATCTTCGCTGCGCCTTATGCGCCGATGGGCCCAATAATCGCCGGCACCAGCGCGACCGAGATCGACGTGCCCTCGCCGCCGACGTTCGTCCCTTTCCTGTTCGTTATGGATCAGTTCAACCTCGGCTTTCAGTCGGGGATGCGGCTTCGGGCCGCTGATACGTCCGACACTTCGAACCTCGCCGGCATCGAAGGCCACTGCCTCTCCTATAACCCAACGAGCAATGAGCTTGTGATTCTCGCCGACCTCGTCGCCGGGGCGGGCGCGCATGACGAGTGGTTTATCACCGTCGCCGGTGTTCAGGGGCCGCCGGGGCCGGAAGGGCCAGAAGGGCCGCCCGGTCCGCCGGGCGGCCCACAAGGTCCGCCTGGCAACAACGGTCCGCCCGGTCAGAACGGGATGCTGGTCGGCGACTTCGGTGACGTGGCCGACCCAACCATGCTGCCGATCGACGGTCTTCTCCCGATCGACTTCGACGGACCGGGCAAGCCGTCTGCGCCGATCCAAATGCTCCCTGGCATGGGTCTCCTCTACACCGTCGATGGACATCAATGGACGTTCGTCTCGGATACGGTGGCGACCGCCGGCTGGCTCGACGGCGGACAGATCCAAGGTCCGCAGGGCGAGAAGGGCGATAGGGGCGATGAGGGCGGGCCGCCTGGCCCGGAAGGCCCGATCGGCCCTCAAGGGCCGCAGGGCGACGAAGGGCCGCAGGGGCTTACCGGCCCGCCTGGGCCTCAAGGGCCGGTCGGTCCGCAAGGGCCAGATAACGGCGTCGTTAGCTTCAACACCCGCGTTGGCGCGGTGAACCTGTTGCCGCCGGATATTACCGGCGCGGGCGGGGCGTTGCTCCTGTCTCCGAACTTCATCGGAAATCCTCAAGCGCCAACTCAATTACCGGGCGATAGTTCGCAGCGCCTCGCGACGACAGAATTTGTGGGTACGGCGACCGGTCGCTTCCTGCCGCTGATCGGCGGTCAACTGACCGGACCGCTCCTGGGAACCAGCGCGAATTTTTCGGTCGGGGTGACGGTGCCGCCAGTTCTTGTCTCAGGAGCGAGCCTGATGATCGACGGCCCCGCGCCGCCATTCAGCCGTAACATCGGCGCCCAAGTCAACGGCTTGCTTCGCTGGATACTCTCGCTTGGCGATAACACAGCCGAGACCGGCTCGAATGCTGGGTCTGATCTCGTTATCTCTTGCCAGGACGATAACGGCCTGGCCCTTTATAACCCGGTGCTAAGGCTCGTTCGCGCCAGCGGCCGAGCGCTATTGCCTCGTGGGCTCAGCGTAACTGGGGGAATAGAGCTTACCTCTGGCGGCGTATCGTATCAGGATTTTTATCCGACTGGAGGTGCGTTTAGTTTTGGCTTTGCCGACCTCGGCATTGGCGCCGGCGTCTTAGTTCGGATTGGCACTACGGTGCTTCCGGGGTACATGCAGTTTGGCCCGACCCCCAACACGCTTGCTGACTTGATCGATGAGGTCGAAGCGTTGCGAGCGCAAGCGGAAACACTACCCACCCTAACCAGGACGTTGCAAGAGGCGATGGCGCGCATCGCCTCCCTCGAGGCGCAAGTCACACCCCACCACTGAACAGAACGGCCCTTACGCAAGCCGTTCTGCTCGACCGGCCGGATTGGCCTGTCCTCCCGCAGCCTGTCCGGTCGGCCGAGGCCTCTCGAAAGGAGCAAGTCATGGCGACTCAACTCACGCCCCATTTCACGCTTGAGGAAATGACCGACTCGCAGACGGCGGCGCGCAAGGGCCTTAACAACGTGCCGCCGGCGAACAGCCAGGAGCGGCGGAACCTGGAGCGCACCGCCGAAGTCATGGAGCAGGTGCGCGGCCTTCTCGGCGAGAAGCCGATCTTAATCAGTTCCGGCTACCGCAGCCCGCAAGTCAACGCGGCGGTCGGCGGCAGCAAAAGCAGCGCCCACATGAGCGGGCTGGCCGCCGACTTTTCATGTCCTGGCTTTGGCACGCCCAAAGCCATCTGCAAGAAGCTAGAGCCGCACATGAAGACCCTCGGCGTCGACCAGTTGATCCATGAATATGACACTTGGGTCCATCTTGGCCTGAGCGCCGGCGCGCCGCGTCACATGGCGATGACCATCAACAATTCCGGCACACAGACCGGCTTTGTTTAGGATGACCCTCGCCGAGCTTCCACCAGTTCCGAAGATCCTCGACTATCCGAGCTTGGCTTCGGTGGTCGCGGTCGTGGCGGGGACGACTGTTATGCTGATCGTCACCAAGCATTTTGACCCGACCGGCGGGCCGCTGGCCATTTCAATGATCGTGGTCTTATCGATGGTCGGCGTGATCGCCTTCTCGCTCTTGTTCAACATCCCATCCGACGACGAGGTCACCCCGGCGGTTGTCGGCGGCCTGGTCGCGGCGTTCGGCGGGGTGGTCGCCTATTGGCTCGGGCGAGGCGGGCAAAAATAAAAGAGCCCGCTATAGCGCAATCGTCATAGGAATCGCATAAGTTGCTTCTCCGCCAACCCCTCAAAAGGAGGAAACAATGCCGAGAGTAAAAGGCTTTCTACGAATCATTGGTCGTCGCGGCCACCGGCCCGACCAGGGCTTGCCTGGCGAGGAAGACCTCACCGACCCGGATTATGGCATTGATGAAGGCGAACTTCCCGAAGTAGAGCCGCCCGATCCACCGGCCGGCATCTGGCCGCCGTTGACGCCAGAGCATCCGTGGCGACCTATCCCATCATGGCCGGAACGTCCGGGGCATGGACTGCCGCCCGGCTCTCCCCCTGCTGGCGGCGTCGGAGGGCGTCCGCCGGACCGTCCCGTTCCCGGCGAACCCGATGAGGAACTGCCGCCCGGAAGCATCTGGCCGCCCCTGCCGCCCGGCGTCCACGGCAAGTTCCTCGCATTGGTGCTGATCGGAGGCGGCGGACGCGGCGCGCACTACCGCTACGTCGTCATCGACGCCGACGCACTCCCCGCGCCGCCAGCCGGCGGCATTGGCGGCCGGCCGCCGGAGAGGCCAGGCCCCGGGCCAGGGCCGACGCCGAAGCTGTAAAAAAGGACCGTCCCACGGTCCCGAGAGCCGCTGGTTCGCCAGCGGCTTTTTTTATGCGCTCGATCCAGTCTTCTTGACGAACATTTTATTGCCGCAGCGATTGCACGTGACCTCGCTGAATTCGCTCACCGGCAACGAGGCGGTCGCCCGTACGTCGGCATCGCTGATAAAGGGCCTCCCGTCCTCGCCTCCGCCTTGCCCTTCACCCGCCGCGGCCGGCTCGCCCGTTACATCCGGCGCCCGGCGGCGATTGTCGGCAAGCTGAAAATCGAGCGTCCCGAGATCAAAGGCGAAGTCCAGGTTGAGGCTCGCCAGCTCACCCCCTAACAGCTCCTGATCCCAGGTCGAGAACTCCTGCACCTTGTTGTCGGCGAGGCGATCGAACTTGACCGTCTCCGGGTCCGCGTCGGTGTAGACGCAGGGGATCTCCGCCATCTTGAGCCGCACCGCCGCTTTCCAGCGGGTGTGTCCCTTGACGATCACGTTATCGCGGTCGAGCACCAGCGGCACGTTGAAGCCGACCTTAGGGATCAGCTCGACCAGCTTGCCGACCGTGACGTCATTGTTGCGGACGTTGCGATGGTACGGCTTGATCTTCCGCGTCTCGACCATCACCAATTGGCTGACTGTATCTACCACGGGCGCGGCCCTTTACGGATAATGCAGTAGGCGAGCATCGGGATGTGCTCGATCAGCTTGGGAAGCTCGACCTCGACGTCCGGATAGTCGGCCCGGTCGAAGCCGACCAGGAGCTTGTTGGGGCCGGTCTGAGGGAGGCGGAGATCGCGTGCGACCTGGTGCGGCGACCAGGTGTCGAGGATGATCGCCAGGCCTGGCCGGAAGAGCGGCATCTCAGCCAGGTCATCCTCGAGGCCGTGGACGATGAAGCCGTCATTGTGCAACTGGATTTGCAGCGCGTAACGGGTGGCGCCGGGATCAGTGTGCATCGGATAGCCGCCGCGCGTGCACAGGAAATGCGGGCTGGTCCCTTCCTTCCCGGCCTTGTGCCCGAAGGTCTTGAGGCGCGTCGAGGCGCGCTGGTCGCCCCAAAAATCGTAGAACCATTCCGGATTGAGCGCGGGCAGGGCGACGACATCGCCGTAGCCCAGCTCCTCGAGCGCGCCGTGCCACAAGATCGGATGGCCGGTCTGATCGCCGCTGAGCGCCGCGCCCTTCTTCCAATCCATCGCCGCTACTCCTCGCCCTTAGCCGCCTCTCCCTCGTATTTGAGCCGCTCTTCGATCTGGCGGTTGGTCTCCATCGCCGGCGAATAATCGCCGCCTTGGAAGAACTTCGCGTAGCCGGTGATATGCTTGAGCCGGATCAGCTCCTGCTTTTCCAGGCCCAGCTCTTCGCACACCCGCTGATCGCTCCAGCCGTTCGCCAGCATCTCGACCACCAGCGCGCTCATGCCGTCGATCGAATGTTTGCCGCGCGCCCGGTTGTGGCGAATCGTACTCGCCATGCGGTCATTGACGCCCTTGTCGATGACGACGATCGGCAGGAGGCCGTGGTTCTTCTCGTAAATGTCCGGATAGCGCTTCATCACGCTGTAGCGGTGGAAGCCGTCTACGATCACGTAGCGATCGCGCTTCGGGTCATAAACCGTGACCACGGGCTGGGTGTAACCATCGTGCTTGATCGAGACATAAAGAAGCTGCATCTCCATCAGCGCGACGCTGTTCGGATTATAGTCGTTGGCGTAGACCTTTTCGATCGGCGCCCACAGCACGCGGCTGACCGGATTGTGGGACATGTCGAACGCCGAGGTCGCCAGGACTTGCTCATCGGTCATGATCGAATTCGCCTTCCTTGGCTCGCCTCGCTAGATCGTCATGGCCCGCGGCTTCCAGCTCCCTGACGAGCTGGATCATGGGGAAGGTGAACGGCGAAGCGAAATCCGAATAAGCGCCGGCCTCGGCCGCCTTGGCCATATCCTCGAGGCCGGCCTCGCGCAGCGCCTCGAGCAGCGCCTGTTTGCCGTCAGACATGGCCATCCGGGGCGTCGGCCGCGAGCCGGCGCGCCTCTTTGCGCTGCTCGTACAGGCCGCCGGGGACGCGCCGGTCCTCCATCTTGAAGCGGGTCCGGGCGTTCTGGTTCAGCGTCCCGTCCAGGTCGTTGATCAGGATCTCCTTGACGTGCACCCGATGCCAACGGTCCTGGTCTTGGTTCGCCCATCGGTTGCGGAAGCGCTGGCGGTGCTCGGGCTCGGTCAGGTTCTCCAACAGGTAATCGCGATAGTCGCGCCAGTTGGCGAAATGCGCCGGCAGCTTATCCGGCATGATCTGGCGCTCAAAGTGGTTGAAGCAATTCACCCCTTCGACCCGCCCGAGATAGCGGTTGTACATCTCGGGCTCCGTCTCCTGCAGCTGCTCGATCGAGTGCCAAGCGGTTTCGTGGATCAGCGCTGAAACCCGCATCTCCCGGCCGGTCTTGCCGAACTTGTAGAAGGCGTCATAAACCCGATTGTAGGGCCAGCCGTGGTTGGCGATCGCCGTCCAGATATCGCGGTCGAGCCAGTCATAGATCGGCCAGAAGACGCGCGTGTTCGCGAGCGTCTTCCGGCACCAAGTGATCCCTTTGAAGTGGGGTTTCTTCTCGGTCATGGTCAGCCGCCGGACCGAGCTTTCCATCGCCCGCATGCCGACCAGCACGGCTACGTGTTGCTTGCCAACACAATCGCATTGCGAGGGCAGGCGCTCGATCAGATCATGAAACCGATCGTAGGCCGGGATCGGGTTCACCTTGATCGAGATCGGGTCTTGCTCGCGAATCCATTTCTCCCGGTCGGCCTCCGCCCAGCAGCTGAGAAAGTTGTTGCTGAATGACAGGCTGTTCGACAGCCGGAACGGGATTTGAAACCAGAAAGGCCGGACGTCGGGCTCGCGCATGACCGCGGCCATGTAAGTCCCGGTCGCCTTCCACTCGGCCTCCTGATCGAGCCAGAACACTTTCACCGGCAGCCGGCCGCGCTCGGCGGCGATGACTCGAGTGAGCTCGAACAGGACAGTCGAATCCTTGCCGCCGCTCATGGAGACGACGACGTCGTCGCAATTGTCGTAGATGAAGCGGATGCGTTCCTGCGCCGCCTCAAAGACCGATTTCGTCGAGAAGTTTTGTGTCATCGTCGACCTTGGCCCGATTGATGATCTGGCACCTGGGCAGGTCGTCGGGCATCGCCCAGTATTTAAAGCCGTCGCCGGCGTACCAGTAGCGAAAGGTCCGCCGGCCCCACCGTTCGTCTAGGCCGTTTTGCCTGATGGTGTGAAACAGCGCGACGAAATCCGCCTCGTTCTCCGCCGTCCGCACCGTATAGAAGTGCGGAATCTGCGGCATGGTCTTGGCGAACTTAAAGGTCAGTCGGTCGAGGAAGTCCGTCATGGCGCGGTAGGTTTACACAGGTTTGGCGCGGCCTGGCAAAGTAGCCAAATCGCCGGCGCGCCGTCCCGAAGGTCAGGTAGCACAAAGGGGTTAACGAGTGTCGCCTCGTCGACCGTTGGGGCGGGCGCCGCGGGCGGCGGCGGAGGGATTTCAGAGTCGTTTCGACTCTGATTATCGGCGACGCGTCGGACGGCCGGCGGGCGAAACCGCGGCAGCCGGCTCACCGGTCGGACATAGGCCTGCGCCAGCGCCGATCGCGCGCTCACGCACTCGTCGAGGCGGACGCGCCAGATCTCACCGAAAGCACAGTGGGCGGCCGTCGCCGGCGCCGGGGCGAGCGCCGTCATAAACGCACACAGAGGCCCCAGGACAGGCCTCGCCCGTTTTGGGCTATGGCAGCGCCCGGCCAGGCCCCGGCCCGGATCTGCGGCCCGCGCCGCCCCGACAAATTCCAATTCGGCCCGGCGGGGGCAATGTTCCCACAGGAAGCCGCAGGGGCAACGCTCAGAGCGGAAGGGCCGGGTCATGCCGCGGCGCCCTCGGGAGGCGGCTGATAGGGAACGCCGTCGACGCTCCAGGCGCCGCCGAGCTGGTGGATCCTATTAACCAGGACCGCCAGCCGCGCCGGATTCAACTCGACGCCGCAGAACGGCCGGCCGGCCTGATAGGCGGCGATCCCCACGGCGCCGCGGCCCATGCACAGGTCGGCGATCGTCGCGTAACGCTCGCGCTGACAGATCTGGACGATGATGTCTTGCTCGTCCAAGCCGCTATAGTCGGCCGGCGACGGCTCAGCCCCGCCGCGCACGACAAAGCAGGGGTTCCGCTTGTAGTAGGTCGCCGGATAGGTGTCGACGAAGGCGAACCGCGCGCGCAGCTCGCCGGTGACCTCTTGAACATGTTGCTTGCCGATTTCGACATAGCAGGTCGCCGGCGCAATCCGGTCGATGCGGGCGAACAGCGCATGGAGGAACTTGTCGAAGCCGTGGGGATTACGCGCCAGGTTGGCCTTCGAGCGAAAGCCGTTTTCGAGCGCCGCGTTGTAGGGCGGATCGACGAACACGCAATCAGCTTCCGTCATGAAGTCCGGCAACCCGTCATAAAGATCGTTGACCATCACCCGGCCGAGCCCGCACGCCCACAGCTGACCGGGCTTGAGCGGAAAGCGGTCGACGCTGCCGTCGTATCTCCAGGCCGCCTTGATGCGCTCAGACATTCGCTTCTCGCCCTCTCGCGTCGAAGCCCCACCAGTCTACCATGCAGCGGTCGCAAAACCGCGCCCCTGAGCCGTCCTCTTTCCAGATCATCAGCGGCACGTCGCCCTCGCTGATCTGCACGTGGCAATAGGCGCAGAACGGCCGCGGCGGGCTGTCCGGCCGGCCCCACGACACCCGGCCCCAATCGAAGTCCGGCCGCGGCTCTAATGTCATTCCTCGGTCCCCGGCGTCAGGCCGCGAACGATCTCGAAAATCTTTCGGATTGCGGCGCCGTCCTGGGCGGAGCATGTCCTGCGGCCGAGCCGAGCCCGGTGGCGGGCGACTGTTTCGATCACGTCCGCAAGCGCCGCGTCGACATCGCGCTGGCGCTGCGCCTCCGCCTCCGCCTTCTGGCGGGCCACGTCCTCGAGCCGGCGCGCGTCCGGCTCGTGAATCGCGAGCGCGGTCTGCACCGCCGCCGTTCCGATCGCGTCGGCGAGCGAGTCGATCTCCGCCAGGTCAGCGGCGGACATCGCGTGTCTGAGTTGGTCGTTCATTGGGTTCGCCTCCTCCTGGCCATCGTTTAAAAAAACCGCCGCCGGACTGGGCTGGGGGGCAGTTATCCGTCCGGCGGCGGCTTCCCCGAGCACGGGGGGAAGCTCGTTAAATCCAACTCTCCACAACCTGCGGCTGGTCGCCTTCCTGCCGGCAGATGTTGGTCAGGCCGGCGCGCCGGAAAACCTCGCGCAGCTCCTCGAGGTCGCCGATCAGCGAATGATCGGTGGCGATCGTCTCACCGCCGCCGACTTCGAACCGGCGGGCGATGTGTCCATGCGGATAGTCAGTCGGCCGATCGTAGATCGTCCAGATGGTCAGGTTGCCGCGCTTGATCGCATTACTCTGAACCATCAAGACGCCGTAGGCCGCGTCTTCCATGGAGTGCCCTTCGATCATTTGGCCTTTCCCTTGCCGAAGCGTTGAAATGCGGTGCTGAATGCGACGGCGTCGAGCATGCGCTTGTCGCCGGCGATCACCTTGAGCGTCTCGTCGGAAGGCTCAGCCAGCCGTTCGCCGGTCCATTCCATGACGTGCGAGCAGTAGGCGCATACTAAGACGTCGCCCGGCTCAGGCACGCGGTCGGCGTAAAGCGAGCCCGCGCCGGTCAGCGGTTTGCCGCAATTCAGGCATGCGCCCTGATCGATGCGCGCGGACTGATAACCGGGGCCGATGCGGTGGGTCATAGCGGGTCGATATTCTCGTCGAGGGCGATGTCGAGCCATCGGCTGATCGCCGGGCGCGTAGTCAGGCGGTCGATCCCGGCCCTGAGCGCGTCGATCTGCGGGCCAACCCAGACGGGCGCCATGATCCACTGCCTGAGATACGCGCGCATAGCGGCGATCATCTCGTCGGTCATTGGCTCCTGCGTAAGATAGGCCTCGACCGCCGGCCGAAGCACGCCGCTCGTCTCAGACATCCAATAGCCAGGCCCCTCGCCGTGGCGGGCGATCTGCGGCGCCGGCCTTCGCTTCTCCTTCATCGGAATCCTTCGATCCATCCGCGGACCTTTGCGGCGTCGTCATCCATGACCGCCCTGATCATGCTCAGGTGAGCGCCCGCGTCGAGATCGAGACGGGTCTCGGGATGCTTGCCGAGATCACTGGTCATGCTGGTGACGGCCTGGGCGAGGTCGCCGTGATCGAGATATTCGAGCGCTCGGGCTTTGCACCAGGCCAGATGTTCATCGCGAGTCTCGTCAGCCATTGCCACCCTCGATCATGGTCGCCGTCGCCAGGATCTTTTTCACCATCCGGTCGGCGAACTCTTCGGGCGTCATGTCACACGCCGCCTTGCCGGGGTTGGCGGCCTGATACTCGATGATGACCGCTTCGACGTCGGCCTCGCGCATTTCAAGCTCAACGAGCATTGGCTTTTCTTTCGTCATCACCATCCCTGATCGCCGACGCGCTGACCGACGCGCCATTCATCGCCCTCAAGATGGGCCTCGAAATACCCCTTGGCGTCGCCGCCCAGCGCCGCGATGACGTCCGCCGGCATTTTCGACGTCGGGACATAGGTCGTGAAACGCCTGCCCTGCGCGTAGAGGAGGAAGGGCGCGTCGGGGATGTTCGACGATAGGGGCCGCTGGACCTTGAGCAGCATGATCACTCCGCCGGCAGGAGCTTGAAGGCGGCGAGGGTCAAGCGGCCGAGCTCGTCGACCGCCTCCTGCCCATCCTTCATGGCTTGACCGAGCAGCAGCGGATGGCCGCTGTCGATCGAGGCCATGATCTCCGCCCGCGTCGCTGTTCGCCCCTCCGCCCACCAATCGACGCGATCCGGATGACCGAGCCGGATCAGCCAGCCGCCTCTACCGTCGCTGAACTTGGTCGCTGAGGCCGTCTCATAAAGGGCCGTGACGCCGGGGTTACGCTCGATCATTGTGCCGGCGACCTGGCGCGGCTCGTCCTCCGTCATCGGCAGGCGCCGCATCCGAGGTTTCACAAGAAACGGGCAGGCCTTGACGGCGAACTCGGCGCACTCGCGATGGCTGGCTGGCTCCGAGGTCGTGCGGTTGATTACGCACATTGGACCTATGGCATACACTCGGTGCACGCCGAGCCGGTCGCCGCAAATCCAGCACAAGCCCTGCTTGAAGGCCTGAGCACGAAAATGGGCCCGAGCGTAGCGAAAGTCGGGAGAGGCTCCGGGATAGGCGCGGGCCACCGGATGGCCGTCTTGCATCCATTCGACGAAAAAGGGCACCGGGTATCCGCGGTCGTCCTTGGGCAGCCGGGCGATGCGGGGCGGAAGCTCTGGTAGGACGATCGTCATGCGCTGGGTTCTCCCCCCTGACGATGGTTGGCTACAAAGCAACTTTTTGTCAAGAGAGGGCGCGCGAGGCCTCTTTTTCGCGCGCCCTTTTGGGGCGAGTTTTCTAAACCGTTTTCTAAACCGCCCCGACGGTTTAAAATAAACCGCCCTAAGTTATTGAAAAGATTGGCTGGGGGACCTGGATTCGAACCAAGATTGACGGAGTCAGAGGCCGTTGTTCTTCCTTGATTTTATTGGGAAAGGTTTTTTAAACCGCGATTTTTGGCCCTAAAGAGATCAATGGGTTGCGCTCGGTTTAGAATACGATTTTCGCCCGCCTCGTAGACTTCAAATTTAGCCATCGCTGCGCGCGCGACGCTCAGGTCAAGGTTCACATAACCAGCGAGCGAAGAGCGCTTTGTGCCGCTCTCCAAACCATGCCCGGTAATGCTGGCGATCTCGATCGTGGTGCAGCCGGCGCGTCCCATGCGTGACGCGGCGGTCCCTCGTAGATCATGGAACGTGACGCCGCCTTTCCGGCTGCTTGGCACGCCCGCCTTGATACAGGTCTTACGCCACATGACCCGAAAGCCATCCGGCGTCCACGGCTCGCCGCTCTGGTTGACCAGCATGAGCTCATCTTTGCGGGGTGTCGCGTCGAGGATCGCCCTCAGCGGCGCCGCCACCGGGACGACGATATCGACGTCGGTCTTGCCTTGAGTCAGCGCGATCACGTCGCCGTCGTATGCGGTCCATGGCAGCCGGAGGAGATCGCCTTGTCGCTGCAAGGTCCAGAATGCGAGGGCCATCGCCAGCGACAATTCCGGCGAGGCGGCTGCCCTGAACGCCGCCATTTGGCCCTCGGTCCAGACCTTGTGTTTCCGACTCGTGCTGTAGAGTTTCTCGACGCCCGAGCGAGCGCAAGGATTGAACTCGATCTCGCCCCGCGTCGTCGCGAAATTCAAAACGATATTCAGGACGACCCAGGCATAGTCGGCCTGCCGGTCTGATTTCTTAGCGAGCTGATCGCGCCAGCGGAGGAAAATCCCTCGCGCCCGATTCTTGACCCCCAGGGCGATGATCGGCATCTGGCGATGTTCGGTGGGAACGGCGGCCAGGAGCTTGCGATAGTCGCGCTGTGTCCGCTCTTTCCGCTTCCGAAATTCGGGGCTGTCGAGATAAAGGTCAATCAGCCATTCGAGCGTCTTGCCGGCGGTCGCGCGCGGCTCGTTGGAGTTGGCGATCGGACCCGCCGCCTTGATTGCCAGCGCCTCCGCCAGCGCGCGCCTGAACTCAGGCGAGCCTTCCGGCCCAGGTAGCTTCGGGCCGCCCTGCCACGCGTAGAGGTAGAGAACGGTCGTTCCATCGGCGAGTTTTTTGGGGACGCGGTGAATCCCCCCTTTACTTGGACGTCCCATAATATTTCGCTTCCCAATCCGCTAAGGCCCGCTCGGCGCTGGCTGCCGGCGTTGTCTGGATGCTCACTTCGCCGCTCACGATTGTGATCTTGCCGGCGCTGTCGATTTCGCAGCGCGTGACATGGAGCCCGGCCGCCTTGGCCGCGCGGAGCGCGCGAGTGACGTCGCTTTGACGGAAGGATGACGGACGTTTCACCGTCGCTCGCCCTTCCCCGTCGCGGAATCGGCCCTTTCGCTTATGGCGGGAAGCCCCGCCGGGCGACGCGCCCCCGGGCGCGGTGTCTCACACTTCGCCCGAGCGGTCCGCGAAGACAAGAGGGCGCCGCGCACAATTTGCGCTCCGTCCACGGGAATAGGCGCGGCCTGGTCCGATTCAATTCTCATCACCACGCCGCGCCTCCTTCCGTCTCAGCCGGCCCAGCCCCGCCTCGCCTTGCCAGATCAAGCCTAGTCACACCGCGCCTGGTCCAGCCTCGCCGGCCCCGCAAGCCGCGCCATGCCAGGCCACGCCTTGCCTCGCCAGGCCTCACCATTCCGGCCGCGCCGAGCCCGGCCTTGCCTAGCCACGCCACGCCGCGCCAGACCCCGCCGCGCCGGCCTTGCCTTGCCTCGCCGGGCCTAGTCGCGCCCGGCCGCACCGAGCCTGGCCGAGCCCGGCCGTGCCGCGCCCCGCCGAGCCCTGCCTGCCTCGCCCCACCTCGCCAGGTCCAGCCTTGCCAGGCCTTGCCCCACGCCGCACCTGCCTTGCCCTGCCTCGCCAAGTCGCGCCCGGCCTCGCCGGACCCAGCCCAGCCTGGCCACGCCTGCCTTGCCACGCCCAGCCTCACCGGGGCCGGCCGCGCCTTGTCTAGCCTAGCCATGCCTGGTCCGGCCGCGCCGTGCCGCGCCTGCCTTGCCTCGCCTCGTCTCATACGGGCGAATCGAGCCGTTTGAACTCGCCTCGCCGTAGCTCGATGGCCGGGACACTCCGGATCTCGCTGCGCCGCGCCTTGATGACGAATTCGCGCCATTCTCGCCGCTGCTCCCGCTCTAAGCCGCGTACTAGGTCAGCCTGATATTTCTCCGACAACGCGCGCTTCACCCAAGCGTCGAACGGCAGCCGAGCCGCAGCTGCCGCCTCCTCGAACGCCTGCATGATCGGCGAGGCAAGGCGAATGTGGAGCGTCTTGCCGCCCACCTCGTCGTCATTGTCATTGATGGGTTCGTTCATGACCCTCTCCTTTTCACTTTTGCCCGCCTTGCCTGCCTTGCCTTGCCGAGCCTTGTCGGACCCAGCCGGGACACGCCAAGCCTCGCCATGCAACGTCCCGCCGCGCCTGCCTTGCCATGTCGGGCCTAGCCGGGTCGGATCTTGCCGAACCCCGCCAAGCCTCGCCTCGCCCGGCCCGGTCAAGCCACGCCTGCCTTTGCCTTGCCATGCCTGGCCTTGCCCAGCCGCACCGTGCCGAACCCGGTCGGACCCGGCCAAGCCTGCCATGCCAGACCTCGCCTCGCCGCGCCTTGCCAAGCCTCGCCAAACCCGGCCATGTCGCATCCGGCCGCGCCTGCCTCGCCCCGCCTTGCCTCGCCGCGCCCTGCCCAGCCCGGCCAGGCCGAATCGTACCGGGTCTAGTCATGCCCCGCCGGCCTCGCCTTGCCCCGCCAGGCCCAGTCTCGGCTCGTCCTGCCTCGCCTAGTCCCGCCCAGTCGCGCCCGACCATGTCAGGCCGTGCCCGGTCCCGTCTTGCCGTGCCGCGCCTTGCCAGGCCTGCCTCGCCATGCCTCGCCAAGTCGCGCCTTGCCTCACCGCGTCTGGCCCGGCCTTGCCGCGCCAGGTCTCGCCGTGTCGCGCCTGCCTTGCCTTGCCTTGCCCGGCCCCGCCTCGCCGGGTCCCGCCATGCCTGCCTCGCCTCACCCCATCGTGCCGGGCCAAGGCGTGTCCCGACATGCCTCGGCATGCCAGGCCCGGCCCGGCCGGACCTCGCCTGCCTAGCCTCGCCCGGTCGCGCCGAGTCGAGCCTAGCCTCGCCGCGCCCCGCCGTACCGTGCCCGGCCGGGTCATGCCTGCCTCGCCCCGCCGCGCCAGCGCCATGCCAAGCCTTGCCGAGTCGCGCCTGGTCGTGCCTGGCCCGGCCAGGCCCAGCCTGGCCATGCCTGCGTTGCCTTGCCTCATCAGGTCAGGCCATGCCTCGCCTCGCCCAGCCTCGCCTCGCCTCGCCTGTCTGGCCATGCTTCGCCTCGTCACATCATGCCGCGCCGGATCAAGCCTCGCCCGGTCCCGCCGTGCCGTGCCTGACCCCGCCTCATCAGGTCTGGCCATGCCTGCCTCGCCTCGCTGCGCCGGGGCTCGCCCGGCCAAGCCGGGTCGAGTCCCGCCTGGCCCCGCCTAGCCTGCCTTGCCGTGTCAGGCCTCGTCACGCCTCGCCGTGTCCGGCCCAGCCTAGTCTGGCCATGCCTGCCGTGTCCGGCCCAAACCAAGCCTCGCCTTGCCGCGCCTTGCCTCGCCACGCCTGCCTTGCCCGGCCAGGCCAAGCCTTGTCACGTCGCACTGCATCCCGCCTCGCCTGCCTTGCCTGGCCTCGCCAGGTCTCGCCGCCCTTGTCCTGCCCAGCCTCGCCTGCCTTGTCAGGCCACGCCTAGCCGGACCGGGCCGGGCCTAGCCTTGCCTCGCCGCATCTGGCCCGGCTCTGTCATGCCAAGCCTGGCCTTGCCTGCCTTGCCGTGTCAGGCGGCGGTTCGTGAGCCGCCGCCCTTGCCTTTGCCGCCTTTGCCGCCGCCGGCCTTGCCCGCACCTTTGCTCGCAGCCTTGGCGGCGCGGGCTCGTTCGGCGATGGTTTCGAGGTTGAGCAACATGGTGTCCAAGTCTGGACCGACGCCCAGGACGAGGGCGACCTTTCGCGCCCGCTCTATAGCGGCGGCGATGCGGTCAACCTCGTCCTCGAGGACTCGCAGCGCCCGCGCGCGCTGACCTTTGAACGAGGTCAATTCGCAAGAGGTCTGCGTTTTCGGCGCTCGATCGGGATCGACAATGTAGTAGGGCACTACGATGGTTTCGGTCTCCGTGATGACCTCAAACCGGACGTAACGGATCAGGGTGCGGGCCTGCTCGATCCAATGCTGTTGCGCCGCCTTTTTTACGTCCCATTCGAAGTCTTCATGGATTGGAGAGCCGGGAGGCCGAGCCGCTTCGACCACCTTCTCAGGCTCAAGACGCCCGCTGGAGTCTTCCAGCGAGCGAATAAAGGCGGCCTTGGCCGCCGACATCATTGCGACAGCCCCACCTCGTCGCCGCCGCCATTGCTCTTAGGCGGGCGCTTGCCGTTTGCGGCTTTCGGCGTCTTGCCCTTTGACGCCTTGCCGCCCTCGCGCTGAGAGCTAGCCTCGCGCCGGATGATCTCGCTCTCGTACCACACCCACAATTCTTCGCTGTCGATATCGCTCGCCTCCGGGTTATCGTAGGCCGCCTGTTGCACCTTACGGCCGCCGTTCTTGACGATATCGAGCCAGCGCGGGTCACGCGCATCGACGACCTCCCAGCCGCCGTTGTTGAAGGTGCCCTTCTCTGTTCGCCCGTCGCCGATGCCGGTCACATCGCCGGCGTTCGACATCAAGTTGACGATCGCCCGCTCGGTCGTCAGCGTCTTGATGAATTGGACGGTGAGTTTCACCGCCCATGTTTTGAACATCGCGCGGGTTCGAATGTCGGGCACGCGCTTCATGCCCTCAAGGCGGACCCAATCCATGTAGAGGTAGGGCTTGCCATAGACGTGGACCGTCTGGTCGACCACCTGCACCAGACAGCCGATCTCAGTCTTCGTTGCACCTGGCGTGCGGAGCGCCGCGGAACCGAGCGCCTTTTTGAAAGCGCCGGTAGGGAAGTGAAAAAGCGTAGGCGCGCTATCGTCGCGGCACCGATACATTGTGTCGCGGAATTCAGCGAGCGGGTCATGTTTCAAAATGACCTGCTTCTCGGCGTTGTTTTTAGCGCGCGACGGAAGCAACAGCTGCTGCTTCGCTTTCGCGCTCGGCCGATTCATCACCAGGGGCGCCGTGCCCAGAAGATGGAAGACAACGTAGCCTCGCTCGAAGCGCTTAAGCTCCGAGACCATCTCGGTGGTGTCGCGTGTTTTACTGGGTTTGGTAGCCATTCTCGTCTATGCTCCTCCTTTCGGAAAACGGCCTATCCGCTTTCCGTCGTCGCTTGGCCCGGGCGTCGTGAGCGCCCGGGCCTTGCGTTTCGTTCGCGCTCAGCCTGCCGGCCGAGCCTTGCTTTGCCTCGCCATGCCGGGCCGTGCCACGCCGGGCCTGACCAGACCCAGCCCTGCCGAGCTGCGCCACGCCAAGTCGCGCCTGCCTCGCCCAGCCGGGCCGTGTCGGGCCTAGCCGCACCTCGCCCGGCCTCGCCAGGTCCGGCCGCGCCAAGCCTTGCCTGCGTCGCCGCGCCGTATCGCGCCGGACCGGGCCACGCCCCGCCAAGCCTCGGCCAGACAAGCCTCGCCAGGCCGCGCCTGCCTTGCCTCGCCATGCTGAGCCCAACCCCGCCAAGCCCCGCCGCGCCAGGTTCAGCCAGGTCCGGCCTCGCCTGCCTCGCCTTGCTCCGCCCCACCTCGCCGTGCCCCGTCACGCGTTGCCCGGTCGCGCCCAGCCGTGCCCCGTCTCGTCTAGCCATGCCTGCCTTGCCCCGCCGAGCCGGGTCTGGCCTTGCCCCGCCAAACCGCGCCACGCCAAGCCTGGCCTGACCCCGCCTGCGTCGCCTTGCCTCGCCTCGCCCGGCCAAGCCGCGCCCGGCCTCGCCATGTCGGGCTCAGCCCGGCCAGGCCTCGCCGGTCATGCCGCCCCTTATCGAGCCCAACCCCGCCATGTCTGGCCAAACCGCGCCTGCCTTGCCTCAAAGGAGGTTCTCCTCTGATTTGGCCGCAGAGGAGCGGCGAGGCGGTTCACCACCGTCCTCTGCGGCCGCATCCGGCGCGGGTGGTTGTGGCCCGGCGGGAGGGGGATTCTCCGCCGTTTGAGCCGCGCCGGAATCTAAGTTCGGGGATAGGTCAGTAGCGCCGGCTGCCCCGGCGAGCGCGTTCAGCTTCGAGGACAGGCCTTTCAGGGCAGGGCCTCGGTCGGCTTTCGGTTCTGGAAACAGCGTCTCGACTGTCGACTCGCCAGACTTGATCGCCTGCCGCATCGCGGTCAGCGTAATCAGATCGTCGAGGCCGACGTCCTCGATCCCCGGAACCTCAAGCGCGTTGAAGACGCGCTCGGGGGTAACGCCCCAGGCCGCGAAAGACCTGACCGCTACGTCCCGGCGCTCAGAGAGCGTCTTGACGTCGCCGGCGATCACCCGCTCGACCGACTGATAGGCTCGCCGCCAGATCGCCTTGGGCACGCCGCGCATGATCGCGTTGCGAAGCGCGATCGAACACGCGGCCTGGCCGGTCACCATGATTAAATCGTCGTCGTAAATCCGGCCATGCTTGTCGAAGATACGCCGGCGCACCCGTGACGTGGTGACGCGGCCCGTCTCCAAATCGTGGAAGACGCCCTCGGCCTCGACGAACTTTTCAATCCGATCGATGTGGATGACGCGGGAGGCGTCGCGGCAATTGCCCCATTGCGAGGCGACGATCTCGGCGAAACGTATGGACGGACCGCGAATCGCCTTTTTGCCGCGAGGCAGCGCATAGACGCATTCTTCCGCGGTCTCGTCGTCGAGCGTCGCCAGGCCCAGGATGTCGCTCATCACCTTCTTTTGCGATCGTGGATAGGCGTGCGCGGTATTGACCTGCTGATCGACCTCGGCGCGGCTGAGCGCGATCGCCAGGCTCATTTGGCTTTGCGCCGGACCGGCGTCGATCGTCGCCAGCGGGCCGAAGTCGTCCGTCTGTTCGAGATCCGTTTCGACGGGCTTAGCCATTGGCTTTTTCATGTTGCGCTGCCTTGATTGAGACTTGTCGCCAGATGGACGCCTTCACCTGGTAGGCGCCGCGGCGGCGGGTCGGGGCGACGATCAGGCGCCCGTCAGGCAGCCGGCCGCGCTCGGCGAGCCCGAGCTTGGCGACAATTTCCGTGTCGATGATTTTGCGCTCTTTGGCCGCCGCGGCTCCGTCATCCTCGCGCGCCTTGAACGCCTCGCGTTGCGTAACAAGGTCGAGGATGCGGTTGTCGGCGCGTAGGTCGACTTCGGTGTCTTCCGCCTCAGCGTAGAGGCGCGCGATTACATCGGCGTCGTCAGCGTAATGGGGTGGATAGGAATCGCCCTCCGCGACGCGGCGCCAGAAGTCGGCGGTGAGCTCGCGTAGTTTCACCATGATCGCTGACTCGATCGGTATCTCCTCGACGTGGGCCGTCCACTCCGACATTTCCAATACCGCCACCGCGGCCCATGTGGCGCCGGTCAGAGAGGCCTCAACAATCGCCTGGACGGCGATCCAAAGCGGGACTTCAATTTCGCCACCCGCCTGCCAAGTGCGGCGGAAGGCCTCGCCCGCGGTTTTCACCTGCAGAACGCCCAACCCTTCGATGTCAGGACAGGTGACGAAGGCGTCGGGCGTGGCGCCGATCCGGGCCACTGGATCGCGGTAGTAATGATCGCCAGGAACGATCGTCCAATCAGGGTAGGTTTCCGCGACCATGTTGAGGACGACGTGCTCGAGGTCGCGCCCGCGCCGCATCGCCGGCGTCTCATGGACGCGCTCTTCGACGCGCCCGCTCTTAACGGCCCACAACTCGAAGGCGGATTTGTAGGGATGGATCGCATCGGCGAGCAAAGCCGCGATTTCAGATGCGGTGACATCCTGCCGACGCCATTTGAGCCACTCGGCGTGATCGGTGATCGGCCGCTTTTCGATTGTCTGCTCGGCGAACGCGTTCATGCGTTCCCCGTCTGGTCAGGCTGGCCTTCGAACCGCGCGATTTGCTCCTTGAGCATCGTCACGATGTCCGCGCGGCTGGCGCCGTTGCTGATGTAATTCACGCGCCCGTCATCGGCGCCGAAAGGAAAGACCATCAAGATGAAGCCGACCTTGCGCTCCTTGCCCTTAGCTACGCCGTTGAACGCCTCGTCAAGCGCGCCGGCGACCGCGTTCATCGTATCGCGGTAGGTCTCCTCGATCGGCGCGTCGCCCAGCCGCTCAGTCATGGCGTCCTCGCCAAGGTGATAGGCGCCTTGCGCCGGGTGCGATGGTGCAGCACGCGCGGGTGCTTCCACGGATTGTCGTCGCGGCGCCTGTTCGACAACGTGCACGCGCAAGCCCGACACATGCCCGTCTTGCCGGTTCCCTTGGTCGGCCTTTCGCAGCGTGGACATCTCAGCTCAAGTTCGGTCATGGCGCCCGTTCTCGTTCGCTGTCCGTTCCGATCCGCGAATCGTCGGCGCGCCCATGGCCCGCGTCATCCGGCAAGGGCGCCCGGGCCTTGTCCCCCGGATTGTTTGCCTCAGCCCCGTTCGGCTGCCGGCGCTGAATGTTGCGCATCTCGTTGACGAACATCCGGAACGTCTCGGCGAGTTCAGGATCCGCGCCGGATTGCGCCGCCTGAATCTGGGCCGCGGTCAGGCCAACGAGCGCCTCGCCGGACGTCTTGCGCTCATGCGCGCGACACTGCGTTGCGGTTGGGAAGTCGCGGCCATCGCGGGCGACATAGACAGTGCGTTGCTCGGCCTTCATCGGACCAGCGTCGCTCCCTTCAACTGCCGGCCTACGTCGTCACTCATGAGGTCGATCGACCGGGCGGTTTCGCGGTGCGCCTCAGCGATACGAAGGCTTGCTTCCTCAATCGTGTTCGCAAGCTCCATCAACGCCTCACAAATCGTAACGTCGCGGCTATCGGTGCCCTTCATGACTTCGCGCCTGGCTTCCTGCGCTTCGCTCAGTGTCCGCATTGGTTCCTCCTAGAAGTGCTTGCCGGTCCGGCCGCGCCACGTCCCGCCGCGCCATACCCAGCCGGATCAGACCGAGCCTCGCCGCGCCTCGCCGGCCTTACCTCGCCATAGTTCTTCATGACCAAACGATGCGCTCGAACAGCACCGCCGGGCCGGCAATCCAGGGCAACGTTTCCGCGATCTTGACGTTCTGGTAGAGCAGCGCGTTGCGCCGGTAGATGATGGTAGCGGCCTCGTTACGCGGCAGGCCCCTGTCATGGCCCATCTCGTCGACGAACATGTCCGCCCTCTTGAAGGCGAGGCCGCCATTGAAGTCAGCGAGCACACTGACGTGCTCGCAGTGCTCGCAGCCGATCAGGAGCTGCATCAGCCCGTTGATCTCGCGATAGGCCGGCCGCTCCGGCAGTTCGAACGTCCGCGTCTCGCTCGACTCGTCGGGCTTTAGGACGAGAAGCTTAGTTTCCATCGGCGGGCGCCTCTTGCTCAATGATGTCGAAGCGCTCGAACAGTTCGACCGCGACGTCCTGCACGTCGATGACCAGCGGTCCTGAGCCGCCGGATGGGACGACAAACGTGTTGCCCTCGCGCTCGCCGCCGTCGCCGAGGGCCTCGAAGATCGCGTCCATGAGGGCCTTCATGCTTGCCGGCTGTTTCATGCGGCGCTCACCCGCCCGATCGTCATCGCCGCAAACCATGGCTCGCCGTCAGGGCCGGTGAATGTCGCCTTCCACTGAAACGGAACCGGGATGCTTCCATCCTGGATCGCGAGATTGATCTCGAATTCAAGCTCGGCGAGCGCCGCTTCCATGTCGGCCTTGCGTTCCTCGCTCATGCCCGCACCCGGGTGGAGAGCGCTGCTTTTTCAACCGCGGTCAAATCCCACTGGCAGACCACCAGCCACAAATCGCCCTGGCCGATGCGGCGCAGGAGCAACGGATCGTTCGGCGGCGCCTTGGTCCACTCGGCTTCCCACAAAGTGCAATAGTTCTGCAGGCCGCGCTTCGGCCGCAGATGCAAGGGCGGCGTTGGAACGAGCGCGGTCGCGCCCCACGGGCGCCGGCCGGCGAGAACCGGGAACGAGCCGGCCGGCCAAGAGATGACCGAGCGCGATTCCATCGGCGTCCAGGACGGGCGGCGATAGCGTACCGAAGCGTTATCGGCGGCCATCGTCGCCGCGCCGTCATGATTGAAGCGCAGCACGCAAGCGACCGCGTCGGCGCGGCATAGCGCCAGCTTCGGAAAGCCGACGCCTGGGCCCTCGGTGAAGACGCCGGCTTGCTGGACGGATGCCAGCGCCTGAATGACCATCCTGCCCGCGGCGATGAGTTGGTACGTTCGGCGCACTTCCCAATCGATGGGCTTCGACCAGTGGGCGTGTTTCTTGTATTCCCGGTAGAGCTGCCGGGCCTTGCTGCGGTCGAGTTCGACGGATAAGGTTTGCATGGAGACCACCCTCCACGCTCATTAGTTGGCTACAAAGCAACCTTTGTCAATGGGCGCCGAGGCCAGATTGATCCGCACTTGTTTTTTTACGCCTAGGGCGCCTTGGCGCCGACCAGCGCTTCGAGCGCCGTGAAATAACGCTCGCGTTCTTCGGGCGACAGGCCGGCGAGCAGAGCGTCGGCGGACCTTGCTTCCGGCGGGGTAAAGAATTGCGCCGGGGTAATATTGAGCGCCCGCATCAATCGGAATTGAACTAGTAGACTTAGGGTTCGCTCGCCGCGTTCATAGCGGGAGACCTCGCCTTTGCTTGTCTTGAGCGCTTCGGCGAGATCTTCTTGCGTCATACCGCGTTTCTGTCGCCATTCCTTCAAATAATGACGAAAGATCTCGATCTTCTCGGCCTCACCCGAGGACGAGCCGATATAGACCTTGGTCCGCCGACGTGGCTTGCGCGGTTTTGAGGTTGCCATAAAGGCAACTTTACCACGAGTCGCAGCCAGTAGTTAAGCCACCTAGGCCTGTAAAAACCCGACAAAGTTGTCTAGGTGAAATTACCCAGAAGCGGCGCGGGGCCCATTGCCCCTTGACGGCTTGTTGCCTCTAAAGCAACCTAGGATATGGCCAAGTTTCATCGCGCTGAGCTTAAGGACGCCCGCGTTCAGGCTGGCCTCACTCAAAGCCAGCTCGCGTTGCACATCGGCATGACCAAGAACTTCGTCACGGAAGTCGAGAACGGCCATCGCAATCCTGGCTATCGCACCATGATCGCGTGGACGCGGGCGCTCGGGAAGTATGGCTCGCTTGAATTGTTCAGGCAGATCAGCCCGAAAACCGCATCCGGAAAGAAAGCCTCAGCCGCCGGGGTGGCCTGAAATGCCGCGCCCGGCGCTCGCCTTAGGCCAACGCGATCTGTTTACGCGGCGCGTGCGCAAGCCGCCGCCGGCGCCAGAGTTCGCCCTTCACTGCATGGTCGCCGATATTCTCAACCGGTGGATCATGCCCGGCTGGCGGTTCTCGCATTTCCCGGCCGGCGAACTCCGCAACAAGGTCACCGCCGGCCGGCTCAAGCGCATGGGCCTCGCCCGCGGCTGGGCCGATTTGATCCTGCTTTCGCCGGCCGCGCTCGCGCATTTCTTGGAGCTCAAACGGCGCGGCGAGACGCTATCCGACGATCAGGAGGACTTCGAAAGCTACTGCCTGGCGCATGGCTATCCGCACGCTTGGACCGACAGCTTCGACGTGGCCCTCGCCATCCTCAAGCGCTGGGGCGCGCTGAGAACGGGGATCAGCGCATGAGCTTTGATCTCCTCGAGGCGCTCACCGAACAGGCGGCCAAGCGCGAGGGCGTGCCGCGGGCCGAAGCCCGGCCGGCGGTCGAAGAGGCCGCGGAGGTTCTGGAATGGCGGATAGGCCGCGAGCCGCCGCGAGGCCGCGTGTTGCGATTGGCGGCGCTCCTGATCCATCCGCACGCGCGCCGCAAGTACCGCAACGTCCTGGTTGAGATCGACGAGATCGAGCTCGACGGCGATGACGGCGGCAAGATCCCGAGCATCGCCGTCACCTGCACCAAGTGCCGCGAAAGCGTCGAGATTTACGGCCGGCACGAGGCCTCGATCATCCGCGGCTGCGCCACTCTGGCCGACGACTGCGGCGAGTGGAATTTCTACGTCTACGACGAGGCGGTCGCGTGACGGATGAACCCGAGTCCGACGACAAGCGCCAGAGAGGAAACGTCATGCCATTCGTCAGACCTAAGGAGGACGCGCGTTCATTCGAAACCACGCAGATGGAGACCAAGCTCTTAAGCCTTGGTGAAATGTACTCTTGGACCTTGCCGGCGTTTCAGCGCGATGAAGTGCAGACGAAAAAGGTCATTGAGTTTGCCGAGGAACTCAGAACCAACGGCGGCGTAGTGGCCGGCGTGATCCTGCTCGGGATGCTGCGAGCGGCCGAGGAGTCTGTTGTTTATCTGGTTGACGGACAGCAGCGCCGCAATGCGTGTCAAATATCCGGTCTGTCCGAATTCATCGCTGACGTCTGCCTCAAACGCTACGACTCGATGGCGGACATGGCGGAAGATTTCAAGCGCGTGAACGCCCGGCTCGTTCCCTTCAAGCCGGACGATTTACTACGCGCCTGCGAGCTGTCGCATCAGTTTCTAAAGGAGTTGCGCGACCGTTGTCCCTTCATCGGATACGGCAACATTCGCCGATATGAGGATCGGTCGCCGACCTTGAGCGTCTCGATCGCGCTCAAATGCTGGTTCGGATCAGGCCAACCGACTCCAGGCGCGCAAGGTCAGGCCGTCGGGCTCCTCGATCAGCTCGACGACATTCAATCCCAGAATCTGTCGGTCTTTCTGATCATGGCGCACAAAGCATGGGGAAGCGATCGGCAATACGGCCGCCTGTGGGCGAACCTCAATCTGACGATGTGCATGTACTTGTATCGCAAGCTGGTGCTCGACCCGAGCAATCGGCGCGCGCCTTTGCCGAAGGAGATGTTCGGCAAAGCTCTCATGTCGGTTTCCGCCAACGGCCCTTATATCGACTGGCTGTCAGGCCGCAGCATTAGCGAGCGCGATCGTTCGCCCTGCTACAAGCGCTTGAAGAGCATCTTCGTTGAGCGGCTGACGCAGGAATACAACGGCAAGCTCTTTAAGCTGCCAAGTCCGGATTGGGCATCCAGTTGAGCGCCGATCCCGCCCAGCCGCCGCGATCGCGAGGCGTTGGAAAAACCGATCATTCGTGGATCAAGCACGGGATGGCCGCAAGCGCCGTCGGCGCTCAGGTCGCCGCATTCCGCCGGCTTTTTCCGGATGCGCGGATGGCGCTTATCGACGGCAACGCCGGCGACGGCGTCGGCGTCGAAACCGGGCAGGCCGATCTGTTCGACGGCGTGCGGCAGTCGCGGCCGACGCCGCGCTTACTGGCTGATCTGGCGAGAAAGCATAACGCGACGCTGTGTCTGTGCGAGTGCGATCGAGTCAAGCGGAAGATGCTGATCGAAGGATTTCCCGCCGCGACCGTCGTTTCGAGCCATCGCGAGGCGGCGGCTTTCGCCCTCAAGGGCTTCAATTATGCGCTGTGGCTCTCCGATCCGTGCGGTTATGCCGGGCATGGCGTCGAGCACATGCGCACGGTCGCTGACATTTTTCACAGCGACTTCATCATCATTTTGAATGAGCTGGCTTTGGAGCGCGTTCGCGGCGCGAGGGGTTCGCCGCATTGGCTTCCGCATCAGAAGTACACTCCGATGTTACAGCCTTCGTGGTGGCTGCAACAGCTCCCGAAGCGCTATCTCGCGCGCTCGCCGCTGATCAACCAATCTCCCGGATTTCACTTCCGATTGTTGGTCGCCAGCAACTTCCTGACCGATGGCGTCAAGCGGATGCGCAAGGTCGAAATCATCACGCGACAACAGGAGGGGCGAAGATAAATGACCGAACTGACTCGCTACCAGGTTACCGAGCGCGCGCTGGCGTCCGCCAAGACGATCAATGAAGTGAGCGAAGTGTGCAGCTATTACGACGGCATCGCTAAAGCAGCGCGCGGCCTTGAAGACCGGGAGGCCGAGATCGAGGCGGCCGAGCTTTCCATCCGGGCAAAACGCAAGCTCGGTCAATTGATCATCGCCGCGGGCAAGGCGGGCGCGCTGGCGAAGGGAGGCGGCGATCAGCGGCCAAACCACCGGGTTAAAAATAACCCAGTGACGCCGACCCTTGCCAGCGCTCACGTCGACAAGAACCTCGCCAACAGCGCGCGTAAGCTCGGCAAGCTTGAGCCTGAGGAATTCGATCGCGGGTTTGAGGCATGGCGCAAATCGATCAACGGCGGCGGCGAGCGCATTTCAGCCAAGCTGCCAGAGGTTCCGCGGGAAGCGCGCGGACCATCTAAGCGACGCGCCGATAACATCTCGCTTAAGACCTGGGAGCAGATGAGCGCGGAAGAGCGGCGCGAGTGCCTCGACCCGGCGAACTATCCCAGCGATGCTCCCATGAATAAGCAAGACGGCCCTGGCATCGAGTGGGCGCAGAAAAGCTGGAACCCGATTGTCGGCTGCAAGCATGACTGCCCCTATTGCTACGCGCGCGATATCGCGACCCGCTATCCCGACGCGTTCCCGCACGGCTTTGAGCCTGCGTTCCGCCCTTACATGCTCAACGCCCCGCGCAACACGCCGCTCCCGAAGGAAGCGATGTTCGACGCGCGGTTCAGCCATGTCTTCGCGGGGTCGATGACGGATTGGTTTGGAAGGTGGGTGCCGCCCGAGTGGATCGAGGCGGTGCTCGCGACCATGCGCGACAATCAGATTTGGCAATTTCTATGCTTGACGAAATTCCCGAAGCGCATGGCTGAATTTGATCTGCCGCCGAACATGTGGGCGGGCACCACGGTCGATCTCCAGGCGCGCGTCGCCAACGCAGAAGCGGCCTTTGCAAAGCTCGCGGCGAAAAACCCAACCGGCGTTCGCTGGCTTTCGATCGAGCCCCTACTCGAACCGCTCAAGTTCAAACAGCTTGATCTATTCAAGTGGGTGGTCATCGGCGGCGCTTCCAAATCCAGCAAGACGCCAGCGTTCCAGCCGCCGTTTCCGTGGATCATTGATATCTACGCCCAAGCCAAGGCTGCGGGCTGTCAAGTCTACATGAAGACGAATCTCCTCGGCAATCGGGTGCTCGAATTGCCCTTCGACGCGCCGATCAAGAAAGACCCGACAGAAGCGGAGAATGTCTTTCATTATCTGGGGAGGGCCAAAGATGCCGAGTAGCGTTAGGGCCGGTCTAACCCGCAGCGGCATCGTTCCTGTCAGGGCTCTCCCTAGACTTCGTGACGAGGCCAAGAAAGGCGACGACACCGCGACCGCGGTCGTCAACTTAGTCGCGACCTGGTGGCACTGGGCGGAGCTCGCGATGGATGCCGGCGCCATTGTGGGTTGCGCTGGCTGCGCCAAGGTTCTGAATGAAAAGAAGGTCGGCGGGTTTGCCGTCTTGCTGCCGCACCCGCTGGTGCGAGGCAGCGAGCCGATGGGGGGACACTGCGCCGCGTTTTGCCTCCGTTGCATCTCTCGCCGCCCCTCTCAAGAGCTTCGTGACGCATTTGCAAAAACGCTCGAATCCGAGGGCTTCGGATCGCTGAGTCGACTCGCATGAGCCAGCGCGCCTCGGGCTACGCCCGCCGTCCTGACGAGGTCTATCCGACCCCGCCGTGGGTGACGCTCCTGCTCGCGCCTTATCTCAAGCGGCGAAATATTACGGACGTCTGGGAGCCGGCCGCCGGCAACGGTTTGTTGGCGTCCGTCCTTCGAGGCGAAGGCTTCCGTGTGGTCGAGACGCGCGACAATTTTTTCTCGCTCAACGAGCCGCCAAAAGACACCGACGCCATCGTCACCAATCCGCCCTATGGTGACGATCGCCGCGGCGCGATGGCTCGCGATTTCATCCGTCACGCCTTGGCGTTCGAAACGCGCATTGTCGCGATGCTGCTTCGGGTCGACTTCGATTCGGGCAAGACCCGCACCGATCTGTTCCGCGACAATCCGCACTTCGCCGGCAAAATTACGCTACTCGACCGGATCAAATGGTTCCCGGGCGACAGCGGCCCGTCCGACAATCACGCTTGGTTCATTTGGAATAGCCGCCACAGCGGCCAGCCGTGGCTCGCCTATGCCCATCGAAAAACGGTGGGCCCATGAGCGACCGTGAAGGCGACATGGGGCGCTGCCGGGCCTGCGGCGCGAAGATCGAATTTATCAGCGATTGGCGCAGCCGCGTGATCGCGCTCGATCCCAAACCGGCAGCGCTGCGCCGGCCGACCTTCGTCGAGGTCGAGATGGGCGAGTTCGTCGAGGTCCATCGCCACGAGTGCGAGCCGAAGCCGGATCCGCCGCCGCCCTACGACGGCCGCGAGGTGCGGCCGAAGGTCGAGGCGCGCAGGCCTACGCCGGCGCCGGAACCGCAATTGGAGTTGTTCAAGACGCCAGCATTTTGAGGCCGCCATGACCGTCTCGCCTGCAACCCGGACCGTAGCAGTTGACGTGATCGAATAAGGGCGCGCCCGATGGCGGACGGCCCTGTTGCACGTGAAACGACGCTCGCCGACGCGCTTGACGTCGTACGGCTGGACGAGCTCGCCCGCACGGCGGAGCTGGCGGCGTCCTACTGGCACAGTGTCGCCCTGGCCGCCGATCGCGGCGACGTTCACACCCTCATCCTCCATTGTCACCAGCTCGCCCAGGTCACCCGCGAGGCCTTCGCCCTGGCGCGCGCGCTCGGCTCGTCGGAGGCCGAGCGATGACCGAGCCAGACCAGGAACGGCCGAGCGTGGCCGAGGAGCGCGAGCGACTCTTCCGCGCCTATCCGGAGGAGTACAACGACGGCGCCCGACGCGGCTATACCGGCAACAAGCGCTATCCGCGCGGCTTCCACGATTGGCCGCTCGAGCGACGGAACGCATGGTTCGCCGGCTGGAATGTCGGCTACTGCGACCGTATGGCGGGGCGCTGATGCCAGAGCGACCGCCCTATTTCACCGAGGCTCAATGGCAGGAGCACCTCCGCCGGACAGGACAGGCGCCGGCCGGCGAGGAGCAGAAGCCGCCGCCGCCCGACAACGGCCAGCCTCCGGGCGGCTTCAATGAGAGGGTGGTCCAATTCGACCAGGCTCGAAAGCGCAAGCCCAAGCCGCCGCCGACGCCGCCGCCGGGCGGCTGGCCCGAATGGGTGGGACGTCTACGGCGCGACGATCGCGGCCGAGTCATCCCCGACCTCGCCAACGTCCTGATCGCCCTGCGCGGCGAGGACAAGCTCGCCGAGGCCTGCGGCTTCGACGAGATGCTACAGCACTCGATGGTGTTGAAGGAATGGCCGCGCCTGCCCGACGCCAAGCCGATCAAGCCGCCGCCGCACGAGACCGATGATGATGACATTAGCCGGATCCAGGAGTGGTTGCAGCGCATGGGCCTGCCCCGGATCGGGCGCGAGATCGTCGGCCAGGCGGTCGAGGTCTTCGCCCGCGAGCGCAGCTTTCACCCGGTGCGCGATTGGCTCAACGGCCTCAGCTGGGACGGCGTACGCCGAATCGACCGCTGGCTGTTCGTCTATTTCGGCGCGGAAGCCGAGGATGATGACGCGATTGAATACGTCAGCGCGATCGGCAAGATGTTCCTCATCGCCATGGTGGCGCGGGTGTTTCGACCCGGCTGCCAAGCCGATTACATGCTCGTGCTCGAGGGCGACCAGGGCATCCTCAAATCAAGCGCCTGCCGCGCGCTCGCCGGCCAATGGTTCTCGGACAGCTTGCCGGATGACATTCAGGGCAAGGACGCCCGCCAGCACTTGCGCGGCAAATGGCTGATTGAAGTCTCCGAGCTTGCCGCCTTTTCCAAGGCCGAGACCGAGGCGCTGAAAGCCTTCATCACCCGGCGCGAGGAACGCTACCGTCCGCCCTTCGGCCGGCATGACGTGGTCGAAAAGCGGCAATGCCTGTTCATCGGCACCACCAACGAGGAGAGCTACATCAAGGACCAGACCGGCGGGCGCCGCTATTGGCCGGTCAAATGCCTGTCGATCGACGTCGAGGGCCTCGCCGGCGTCCGCGACCAGTTATTCGCCGAGGCCTTGATCCGGTTCCGCATGGGTGACCGCTGGTGGCCGACCGCCGCGGACGAGGCCAGGTTCTTCAAGCCGCAACAGGAGAGACGGGAGGAAGATGATCCGTGGGTTCCGCCCGTGGCGACCTGGCAGCAGGGCTTCCCATCGGACAAGGTGACGGTGTCGCAAGTTGCCCGCGAATGTTTGGGGTTTGACGGCAATTCCCGCATTGACCCGCGAGTACAGCAGCGGATCGCTAAGATACTCAAGAGGTTAGGTTGGGCGCAACTGCCGAGGACGATGCACGGCCGCTTTTACGCCCGGCCGCGAGGCGACGACGACGCATGACGCGTATGACGCATAATGACACGAGTCCCTATAGAGTCTCTGTAATGCGCGCGCGGCCATGCGAAAGGCTATATAGGGGGGGCTCTATAGGGGTTCGTGTCATCACGTGTCATAGCGTCATCGCCTCCCTCCCGCCGTCCTCCAGCCCTAACCCCGGCTAAACCCCCGGCGATCGGCGGCTCACCGGCCGTCAACATCACCGCTCCGCCGCGCACCGCCGCCTCAATCAGAACCCCCGTTTTTACATTGGCCACCCGCGTTACTTGCAGCCGCCACACTGGTTTCACATCGACCCCCCGCGTACTTGCAGCCGTTGAGGTGAGAGTGAACCCGCGCCGGCGCCTATGGTGGCCCCTTTGTTTTTCCATCGCCCCCCCCGGCCTAAGGGCGCGTACTTGGAGGGCGGGCGGGCGCTATGCGGGCTGCGATCCCGGCATCCCCCGGGTCACGCCGGGTTTGACGGGATAGGGCATAATGTCTATATTTGGCGTTATGACCGCGGCCGAAGATGAAGACAATCAACTCAAACGGGAGCTTCTGATGGCGGACCTACAGCTGAGGCGGAAGCAAGTGGTGTGGGAGACGCCGCGTAATATCGGCATTCTTGCCGCCGCAATCGCGGCGATCGCCGGCGTCCTGTTCGGCACGCTTGGCTATAAGATCGGTCAGCAGCCGGCCCCGCCTCCGGTCATTATCAACCTACCGCCGGCCGCGCCCGCCAAATGACTCCCGCCGAGTTCAAGGCTGCGCGTGAACGGCTCGGGCTGACACAGGTCGAGTTCGCCCGAGTGTTCAAGGTTGACCTGCGCACCGTCGGCGGCTGGGAGCAGGGCGTGCGCAACGGCAAGGAGGCCGCCATCCCTTTGCCGGTGGCGCAGCTGGTCAAAGCCGCGCTCAAGCATCCGGACGTTCGACGCGAGCTTGGCATCAACTCGTGAACGCGCCGAGGCTCGGCCGTTACATCCTCGTCAACCGTGAGCCGGTGGAGGAGCCTGATCTCCTGACCTGGGCCACGTGGCTCGAAACGGCCGATCTGCACGTGCGCCTGTCCGAGCAGGGCGACGTGCGCGTCTCGACGGTGTTCATGGGCCTCGACCACAATTATTGGGGCGAGGGGCCGCCGATCTTGTTCGAAACCATGGCGTTCGTCGGCGACCAGACCGTTGGGCAAGAGCGCTATGCGACCTGGGCCGAGGCCGAAGAGGGGCACGCGCGCTGGGTCGATCAGGTGTTCAAGCCGACGCCGATCCTGTCGCTGCCGGTGAAGACATGATTTGCGAGACCTGCGAGGGCGAGGGCTACGTGCGCGGCGTCGACACGGCAAACCCGGGCGCGCTCGTCATGCTGCCCTGTCTCGAGTGCAACGGCTCGGGCGTGGCGAGCTGTTGCGACGTGGCCGGCTCGAGCGCGCCGCCGTCCTGGGCCGAGCAGCAGCTCGCCGAGGCGAAGGCTTGGCGTGAGGAGATGGCCGCGCTTTATCACGTCCCGGTGGACGCCCTGTTTGCCGAGCCGCACAGCTCCTCGAGGCGCTCGTTTGTCTGCCCGCGCTGCGGCGCCGAGAGCTTCAACACGCACGACATCATCTATCGCTACTGCGGCCGTTGTCACGCCTTCGTGGACGATCCGCCGGGGCCGAGCTGATCGATGAAGGCGAGCAATTCGTCGGCGCCCAATTCGCGCCAGGCTGGCTCATTCCAGGCGTGCAGGGTGAAGGCGGCCTTGGCGTAATCGAGGTCAGCCGCGCCGGCGACGCAGAGCGGCCACAGGATCTTGAGGTCGATCGCCCTCTGCCGAGCTCGCCACCAGGTCCGGATCAGCGCCCAAGCCGCCATCGGTCCCTCCTGCGCCAGATTTATGCAATTTATGCCGCGCCTAGGAGGTTGGCTCTAGCGCAACTTCCCGGCGTAAGGTATCTCTATCCCGTCGTGGATTTTCTCCAACGGGGCTCAATCATGAAAAGGCTATTGATCGCAACGGCGCTGCTCGCCGCGGTTGGCTCGACGCCAACAAGGGCGGCGAATCAAATCACGGTCGAGGACATCGGCTCGGTCTTCAACCAGTCTCTCGCGCTACCGGCTCAGGACACGCCCGGCAGCGGCATCGGCTTCGAGCAGTTCTTCGAATTCACGCTGCCTACCAGGGAGACGGTCACGGTGTCGATGAGCGACAGCGCGATCGGCCTTCAACGGATCACCGGCGGCCTGCTTTCGCTCAACGATTTCACCTCGAGCGCGCCGACCTCGCCATTCCAGCCAATCGGGGCGCTGATCGAATCGTCGGCGGTCGTGAATGTGACCGGCGGTCAGGAGGCGACGGTTAATCCGGACATCTTGAACGCGGGCGCGTATTTCGCTGAGCTGTCCGGCGTAAGCGGCCTCTCGCCGATCCACATCGCCATCGACGGCACGATTACGGCGGTGTCGACGCCTGAGCCCTCGACCTGGGCGATGCTGGCGCTCGGCTTCGGGTTCCTTGGATTTACCGCGTTCCGGCGTAGGACGCGTCGTAGCCTCGCGATCTGAATGCCGTCGCCCCATGAGTGCGCTCGGCGTCGTTCTGATCGTGATCCTGGTCCTGATCCTGGTCGGCGGCGTCGGGGCCATCCCCTCCGTGCCCTATGGCTATGGCTACGGGCATGGGCTCAACGGCGGCGTCGGCCTCCTCCTGGTGGTCGTGCTGATCCTCGTGCTGCTACGGTACATCTGAACGTGGCGTAGCGCGCCGCGTAACCCGCCGCCGGCTGAGCCTCTCTCCAGGGCCTATGCCGGCGGCGGCCCACAGATGGCCCAGGACGGGCCTTTCCCGTCTTAGGCTATGGGAGCGCCCGGCGAGGGCCGGCGGCCTGTCCTGGCCCGCCTGGCGCGAACCTGATCTCCATTTTCCCCAGGACCGCGATCTTCTCCTCGACGCTGTGACCCTTGGTCCGCATACTGCTGTCCTTCTCGTGCCACTGGCGATCGGCGCTGAGGGCGGGCGGGAAGAGCGCGATGGCGTCCAGGTCATTCCACCGCACCAGGCCGATGATGTTGTCCTGGGCGCGGCGCTCAAGATAGGCGCGCAAGGCCGGATCGCGGTGCGCGTCGGGGTGCTTGGGGTCGACCCAAATCTGCACGACCTGAATGTGCTGTAGCTCGCCGGTCGCGTCGTCGCGCAGAGAGACGAAGTCCGGCATCAGGTCGATCACGTAATGCGACCGGTCCGGCCGCGACAGATCTGCGGCGTCATCGTTGACAAGCCACCTGCAGCTCCACAAGCGGCACTCCGGCGAGACGGATTCCAGGCGGGCGTAAACCTTGCAGCCGCGGGCGTGGCTCTGATGCTGGCAGCGCTCGCCGGCGCCCTTGTTCAGCGAGCGGACCGGGAGAAGCTTGCAGCACAACGTACACTCGCCGCACGCCCTCACGACTCCAACACTTCCATGACCGCGATCGGCGAGATCTTGGCGCGGTGCAGATAGCGCAGGAAGCGCTCGACCGGGGCCGGCACCGGCGCCTCGCCTGACCACCATCGCCGCACCGTGCGTTCGTTGACGCCCACGAGGCGCGCGGCCGCGGCGGTCGATAGTTCGAGCTTGCGGAGGGTGCGTTGGAATTCCTCCTCGGTCATCGCGTCAGCGCGGGGCGGCGGGTCGGCCGGCGTCAGAGCGGCGGTGAATTTGGTCATGACTCGGCGTCCTCTACCTTGCGCAAGCGATGCTCGATGTGAGCGATAGATTGAGCGAGGCCCCGCACTTCGATGACGAGCCCGGCGAGCGAGCCGTCATGGCGCATCGCCATGCCCGTCAAGACCGTGATTTGATCTTCAATCGCGCCCAGCCGATCGAGCACCCGTTCGAGCTGGCGAGAGACGAATTAAATCGAGACATCATCGGCCATCGGTCATCCTTCGTTCCTGTACATAGGGCGCGCCGCCCGCGGTCGGCAAGGGCTGGCTCACGGGCTGAAAATCCGCACGGTGAGGGTCGAGCCGTCCTCAAACAGGACGACCGGATTGTCGGCGTCGGAGACATCGACGAACTCGATCCTGAGCCAGACCTCGCCGGCAGGACGGGCCTCGCCGTCGTCATTCAGAAGCTGCATGCTGCGGCCCTCGATCATGTCGCGGATCATTAGGCCTAGGCATTGCGTGCGGGTCATAGCTCGGCCTCCGGCAAAGGTTCGTAAGCGTCAGGGTGCGGGACGATCTCAGGCAGGCCGTTGGCCTTGCGCCGCGGATTGGCGAGATCGACGCACGCGCGACAAATCGGCTGGCGCTCGCCCGCGATTGTGATCGACGGGACGTGGTGCGGGTTAAAGCCGAAGGGCCGGCCGCAACCGGCGCAAGGCCCGTAGGCGATGACGTAGCCGGTCATTGCTTCACCCTCAGCGCGAATTCAGCCAGCGCGCCGCCGCCGTCCTCGAAATGGCCGCGGCGGTTTAGCTCCGCCTCGATCGTGGCGACCTCGTCATCCTCGAATTTGTTCGAGGCGCAAAAGTCGGCGAATCGGCCCTCCCACTCGCCGTCATTGAGGATGACGATCGTGTCATTCGTGATCGGCGTCCGCTCGAGGAGATAGGCGAGCGCCCCGCACATTGGGCATTCGCCGGCGGGCGTGATCTCGCCCGGCGCGACGCGCTGCTCATAATCGGAGATGCCCTCAAGATCGCATGCGGCGCCCTTCCAATCGCAGTCGCCGCATTCGACGGGCGTTTCATCGTCGCCGCCGTATTCGCGGCGCTCGTAAAAGAACACTTGGCTCATTGTCGCACCTGCTGGATCAGAACGCGGTGAATGTCATAGGGGCCGTTGCAGCCGACGCCGGGCTTGCCGTAGATCGCGGCGCCGCGGGTGAGCTTGATGAAGGTGTCCTGGTTGGCGACGTTCCAGGCCTCGGCGTATTCGCACTCGACGCGCCCCTCGGTCGTCCAGGTCTGACCGTTGGCGGCCGAGCCGTTGATCACGTAGTCGAACTGCTTGCGCATCAATGGTCCTCCGTCACAGCTCAAACATCTCTCGGCAGATGGGCCCGATGCCCAACTCAACGCTCTTGGCGTTGGTCAATTCCCGGCCGCAGCAGGAGCACTGGCCGGTCCTGCGGCCGAAGGCGACCGCCGCCGCCAAAGGGTCAGCCATGGCCGCCACGACGGCCGCCTGTTGCTCCTCAGTGGCCTCGAACGAGGCGACGAACTTGCCGCCGGCGATCTTGCCAAGGAACTGGTCGCCGGCCCGGAGATAGACTGCGCCGGCGTTTCGGCCGGTGGCCGGCGCGAGGCTGGCGACGAAGCCGTCGAAGCGCAGCTTCGGCTGCTTGGCGCCCGCGCGCACCGCCGCCTCGAAGGCGGTCATCAAGCGATCAGTCGTAACGACCGGCGCGTTCTCGACTCGCGCCGTCCTGGCCGCCGCGCGCTGCGCGTCCTGCGCCATCAGCTTGCGCAGGGCCTCAAGCTGGCGCTCGGTCAGGTCGCCCCAATCCTCGATCGCGCGCAGCATGTCGTCCGGATAGGTGAAGGTCGGCCGGCCGGAATGCGCCAGCATCCACGCCCACTCGGCCGGGTGCGCGGCTGCGAACGCCTCGCGGCGCTCGGTCTTCACGTTGGCTTTGCGTTGGGCCGCGCCCTCACGCCGGCGCTGACGCTCGGCCGGGCTGGTGAGGCGCTCGAAATGGCCGACGCCCTTGCAGGCGAAGCACTGGCCAAAATCGCGGCCCCGATAGCCGATGAACCGGCCGCGGCCGTTGCACTTCTTGCACGTCTCGCGGAAGGTCGCGCCCCGCGCCGGCGGGGTGACGAAGTCTTCCGGCGCCGGCTCGGCGTCGACCTGCGGCGGATGGTCGCCCGCGGCGGGAGCGCCGCCGTCGAAATCATCGAGCAGGTCGGCGAATGGGTCACGGGCTTGGATTGCAGACCTGTTCATCGGGGCCTCCTTGCGGCCGGACGGGATTGCCCTTGCCGCCTCTGGCATATGGGCATTATGCCCTAGGGCGTCAAGGCGCGGGCGCTTCAATATTCCTCCGCCAGCATGATGGTCAGGATGCGCGTGGTGACGGTCGGATCGCTGGGGTCCGGTGACGCGTATTCGAGGCTGAGATCGTAGTAGTCGATCTTCCAGAACAGCTTGCGCCCGAGCAGTTCAAAGCTGCCGAAGTCGTGCTCGCCGGCGGGTCATTGCCGGTGTCGAACTTGTCGAACACCCGCACCAGGCCGAGCGCCAAGTGCGAGAACTCGACGCCGAGATTGCTGACCCCGGCGGTGAACACGACTCGTCCGAGTGACGGCGTGCGCTCGGGCGCGCGGCGGAAGGCGTCGTTAAGGGCGGCGATGGCGCTCATTGGCCCGCCTCCCAAAACATCACCTTGCGTCGGTTCTCTAACCGGCGGATGCGTTTTTCCAGCAGATAGTTGGCGACCATGTTGGCGAGGCCGCCAAAGCTAAGCACCAGAATGCAGGCCGCATGGAAATGGAGCTCGGTCATCGGCCCGCCTCCTGATGCAGGCGGTAGAGCCCGGAGAGCAGCGGCGCGACGACCGCGTGCAAATAAGGGCTGTTGAGGGCGGCCCAAGCCAGGTCCGCCCGCGCGCCGCGGCGCGTATCCCGGCGCGCCGAGGGATGCGGCAGGGTGGCGGCGATGGTGTTGAGGCTCGGTATCCGGACGCCGGTTTCGCCCAGCACCTCAATGTCGGGGAACGCCGCCCGCAGCATCTCCGCTGCTGTGTTCCCCTGAACGACCAGGATGGTCGGGCGCAGGATCTGCACGGTGGCGCGCAGATGCCGAACGCAATTGCGCTTCATCTCGCTCGTCGACCTGCCGTTTTTCCCGGTTTCGCCCGGCGTCGCCGAGCAACTAAGCGCGTTGATCAGAGCGAACGTGTCGTAAATGTGCCGGTATTCGCCGTTGACGAGAATCAGGTCGTCGCGCGAGTCCAGGCTCAGAGGCCGGCCGTACAGGAGACGCAAGGCGTTGGTCGTCCCTTGCATGTGCGGGTTGCGCGCGGCGAACGGGGTGACGCGGCCCTTGGCCGACGTGATCGGCGAGCGTTCGGCGATCGAGCGTGGCCCTGTCTGCGCGCGGCCGACCTCCTGGCCGCAGACGGCGATCCGCCAGGAGCGGCCATTACCGCTCAGGTCATAGGCGGCGCCGACATGCGGGAGCTGCGCCGCGTTGAAGCACAGGCCCTTCCGTGCGGCCGAGAGACGGCAGGAGGCGAGATGATCGCAGCCGACCACTTCCGCCCGGAAGTAGGCGTCCAATTGCTCGATGATCCGCTTGGAGCCGGAGGCGCTCGCCTCGAAGGTGCGCATCGGCGTCATCGGCCCGCCTCCCGATTGATGACCGGCAGCGCCGCCTTCATCGCGTCGATCCAGGCGTTGAGATCAGCCTGGGCCTGGGCGAGCTGCGTGCGCTTGTACGGCTTGCCAGTGATCCGGCTCGCCGCGGCCAGCATCACCGTCGGCGTGTAGGCGCGGTTCACCTTCATCTTGGTTTTCAGGTAGAAGCGGATCGCCTCGCGCAGCGTGGTCGCGGCGAACAGAGCGGTTGCGTCGGGTCCGACAAAGGTGATGGCGCCTTTGCCGACCTCGACGAAGCTGTCGTCAGCGGGGCTTTTCATAGTCCCGCCTCCCGCTGCGCTGCGCGATAGTAGAAGCTGGCGGTCGCGTGCGGCCCGTTCATCTCCTTCATGAGGCGCTCGGCTTCGGCCTCGGCCGAAGCCTTGTCAGGGAACGACTTGGCGCGGCCCTTGTCGTCTTTGAGCCACCCCGAGCGCGAGCCCGTGACGCCTCCGCACACGGTGCAGAACACGCCCCACGCGCCGGCTGCCTTCAACGGCTCGAAGCCGAACGAGGCGACGACGAACGCCTTGCCGTCGACCACGGCCACGTCGCCGACCGACATCGACGTGTGGCCGAGCCCCTTGCGCTCGATCAGCGCCCGGGCCTCGCCGTTCGGCGACCAGACCTCGGCTTGGAAGTGCAGGAAGACGTCCTCGAGCGCGTGGTCGATCGGCTGGCCTTCCTGAGCCTCGAAAGTGGTCAGGAAGACATGGGTGGCGGCGAGGTTGGCGGGATCGGGCTTGGCGCCCATGATCCCGTCCCGGAACCATTCCGGCTTCATGTAGTGGATGGCGAGCGTCACCGGCCCGCCCCCTGCGCAAGGGCCACGCCGGCGGCGGTGACGCGGGCGGAGAACTTGCCGCCCTTGTCGGCGCGGGTTTCGATCAGGCCCCGGCGCTGCAAGCCGGCGAGGAAGCCCGAGACTGCGCGACCAACGAGGCCGTGCGGGATTTCCTTCTGATCAACCCAGCCGTCAGCGGCGACCTTGAACGCGGCGAGGAGAACCTTCTCCGCGTCCGGCGAGATGCCGCCGGCAGCGACCTTCGGCGCCGCCTTGGGAGCCCGCAGACCGGCGACCTTGCGGCCACGCTTCGGCGCGTCGCGCTTGGCCTCGATTTCGGCCCGGCGTTCGACCGCATAATCCGCCATCACGCCGGCGCCGATCGTGACCTTGGGATCGGCGAGCAGCTCCTGACGGAGCACCTGCAGTTCCTCGGTGGCGCTGGCGTTGTCGGCGAGGACCGATTCGCGGATCGTCTCGGCGTTCGCGTCGGCGCGCAGCCGGGCGAGGCCCGGAGGGACGGCGGTCGGCTCGGGCACGCTGGTGAACGCCTCGGTCGAGTCGATCACGTCCTCGTCCTCGTTGACCGGCTCAAAGCCTGTCGTCGAAGAACCGGAGGTCGGCGCCTGAGTGACGGCCGGGACGATGCGGAAGCCGCCGCTGAGGCTGACCACCGTGAATTCGCCGAGCGCGGCTTCGCCCTTCTTGACGGCCTTGCGCACGTCAGCCTGGGCGTTGGACTTTTGCGAGTAAGTCTTGGTGAGATTGAGAGCCATGATCGTTCTTTCGGGTTCCTTTGGGTTATCGAGCGGAAGCCGCCCGCGACCGCCCAGCCGGTGGCTGGGCGCGCGCTGGGGTTTTCACGCGACGCGATAGAGATCGCCGTGCCGGGTGAGCTTGCCGGCCTGCACGAGGCCGGCCATGAGCTGCTCGTATTGGGCGAGCGTGCAGCCCTGCGCCATCAGCGCGGCGTAGATCACGCCGCCGGGTGCGCCGAGCGGGCCGGCGGCCTTGACGCTGTCGATGATCGCGTCGGCGATCATGCGGAGCAGCTTGATTTGCGCCTGGGTCATCGGGACCTCCTTGCGGCTGGGGCGGGATTGCCCCTGCTCGCCCTGCCAATATGGGCATTATGCCCTAGGGCGTCAAGGCACGGAAGGCATTATTTGCATAATTATTTCAGGTGCTTGACCTGTCAGTGCGTTACGGGTCGAAGCTCTCGAACTGAGCAAAAAAAAGGGCCTCGGAGGCCCCCGTTTTGCTCATTCCGGCTTGACCTTCCGGAGCAGCTTGGTGAGGAGATCGCGCTCGCGGCGGCTGAGCGTGTGCGGCCGGCGTTGAAGCTGCTCGAGCTTGGCCCGCTCAGCCTCGGTGAGGCCCCGGCTCGCGCCGGGTACCTTGTCAGTGGGCCAGCGCGCGATCACTTGCTGGTTTTCTCGTAGCGGCCGACGATCCTAAAGCTGTGGCGGCCAGCAGTAGGGTTCGCATCGTTCAGTTCTCCTTTCGCGTTGCTGACCTCGTCAGCCACCGCCTTACGGTGGGACCGGGCGCGCCCGGTTTCGGTCTTCAAAACGTGTCCTCGACGCCCAGCGTCATGTCCCGGGCGATCAGGAGCGCCGCCAGCTTGGCGAGGTCCGTGATCCACCCGAGGTCTTCGACGGCGATCACTTCGCGGGCGATCAGCCAGCGCGCGACGAGCCACATGGCGTTCTCCTTTCCAAGGCATAATGCCTACTTCGCGGACGCAAAGAGGCCTTTGAGCCGGATTGCTCGCGTCCGCCCAGCAATATGGGCATAATGCCCTAGGGCGGCAAGCCCGCAAGGGCCGCATCACTCGATCTTTGCGGCCAAAGCTTTGACAGTTGGGGCCAGGCGTTAGACGTGCAGGTGTGGCGCCGCTGCGGCCGCGCAGCAGGCGTCGTGCGCCGCATCGGTCGGCCGCGGCGCAAACGACAGCATCCCGCGAACCACGCGGCAAGCCGCGTAGGCGGCCAAGGCGTCGTCGGGAGTGCGGAAGAGCGTCCGCGCCTCAACCCCGTGCTTTGTCACCTTAAGGGTGAGCTTGACGCTTTTCCCCAGCGCCATCCCCATGTCGGTGAACAGCTTGAGGACGTAATCCCGTTCGGCGATCGCCTCGTCGCGCTCGGCGGCTATTTCGCCCAGGCGGGAAAGCAAGGCGCGGATCCCCTCGTCTTGTCCGACGACGGGGTCATCGCTTTCGGCGTTGGCCGCATTCGCGCCGACGACATGACTAGAGCGAAGCATTTCGCGCAGCCTCCCCTGATTGTCCTTTGGGCTCATATGAACGCCCGAAAAAGCTGTGACGTGGGCGTGACAACTCAGCTTGGTGTACGAGTTTTCCCGCGTCAAGATGCCCGCAAACCCCTCTAAACTGAGACTAAATCCGGTTTCGCTAGAGTTCCTCGGTGTCAACATGCCGATATGGGGAGGGCCGAAATCTGGGGATATCGATCACATCGGCGTTGACTTAGGGGCGGGCCGCCGCGGGCGAATCGAGTCAAACACCCGAACCTCCCCAATTATGCGGAGGATGCGGTCGACATACCCGGCATACTCGGCATACTCGTGACATTTACTGCCTGTTTGACCGCGGTCACAATTGCCGCCATGCCCGCCAAACCCGATGAGCCTCAGCGCATCATTGTGCCCATGCGCCGAGACCTCCTCGAGCGGATCGACGACTTCCGCTACGACCACCGCGTCCCGAGCCGCGCCGAGGCGATCAGACAGCTGATCGACGCGGGCCTACGGGCAAAACGGTCCAAGCCGCACAAGCCGCCTTAGCTAGACGGCTCGGCCCCGGCGGCCCGCCTCGGCCAAGCGCGCCTTGAGGGCCTGATCGGCCTCGGCCCGCGTCCTGTGCGCCGAGATCACGCCGAGGCCCTCGACCACCGCCCAGATCTTGCCGAACGGCTTTACCTGCATCGGGTCGTGCGCATGCGGGTTCGGCCCCGGCGGCATCGTTTCCTTTCGAGCCGGCATGTTTGTGACCCCGATATGATGCGCCGTAGCTATCGCGCGCCGGCAAGCCGCCCGGGTGGCAGCTCCACCGTCATCTGCCGGCCGAGCAGATTGATCAGGACGAGCTCACGCTCGCGCGCGCTCATCCCGTTATAAACGCCGGCGAGAGCGCCGACCTGAACCCGATCGCCCTGACGTAAGACCGGCGGCGGCGGCGGCTCCGGCAGCCGCACCAGGCCGAGCGAATCCATCTGGCTCCGCCACAACGCGATCTCCCGGTCAGGACATTTCGCCGGCGCCTCGCCGAACTTGATCAGCCCGAGCACGCCCAGCGTCCGATCGACGATCCGCCAGCGGTCATGAATGTGGACGAACAGATAGCCGGGAAACAGCGGCCCGCCGCTGGTTTTGGGAACGAAGATCTCGAAGCCGGCCGTCTCCAGGCGCTCGCCGGCGAAGCTCTCTCGCCTGGTCAAGGTGCGCGCCACGGCCCAATAGGACATGGGCGCAGGAAACAAGCGATGAAACCCTCAAATGTCAATGGCTTAGGGCGGCGCGCCCTCGGGCGTGAACGCGGCTTTAGCGCCCGCGCTCCCTTTGTTCGAGCGCCTCGAGCCGATTGATCATTATGGCGACTTGCTTGCTCAGGCGCTCGTTGTCCCGGAGGACCGTCCACAAGCCTGCTTTGACGAGGCGCCCCACCATCCACACCGCGTAAATCAAGACGCCGTTCATCGCCACCAGCGCTACGGTCTGCACTACGTCGAGAAAACTGTTCGGCGTCCAGTTCATTTCCCCTCCCAGGAGCGCTGCGGCCAATAGCGCAGCGCGGCCTCAACGTGCTCACGTTGGCGCCGGTTCCACCCGATCATCTCCGAGGCTGAGGTCTTGACGCTAGGACGTCCCGCCCTATGGCGTCAACGGTCAGAAATGAGGAGAGCGACTCGCCACGGGAGACGAGCCGCCTTCACCCTCTTGGAACGCTGGACACGTCTTGAGGACGCTATCGCCAGCCTACCGGCGGAACATCGGTCAAAGTTGGGCCTTGAGCAACTCCAAAAACACTAGAATTTGACGACTCTGCCGGGGCAGCGCTACACATCGCGCCCGGAAGTTGGCGGAGGAAGCATCTTTTCCCCGATGCGCGGAGCGTTTCCCGATGGCGGCGCCCCTCTCTGATCCCGCGCAAACCCACCATTGGAGGTTGTGGTACGGCCTTCAACGCTGGAAGAAGCGCGCTCACCATCAGCTCAGAACCGAGCCGCTGTGCGCTCAGTGCCTCGCTCAAGGTCGCGTCACCGCAGCCACCATCGCGGATCATAACCCGCCTCACCAAGGCGTCTGGAATGATTTCCGCCTCGGCCCCCTGCAATCGCTGTGCGCCGATTGCCACAAGCGCAAATGGGCCGATGACCGCCACGGCTATCATTGCGACATCGGCGACGACGGCTTCCCGCTCGATCCGCGTCACCCTTTCAACAGTAAGCGGACCTCTGACGGCGGACCGGCAGCAGGCGAGCTTAGGGAGAGGCAACCCGGTCCGCCTTCGGCGAGCCTCTCCCACCCGCTCAACCGCGTAAGGGAGCAGACATGAAACCCATCGCCCTCGCGATCGCCCTCGGCCTCATCGTCGGCGCTAGCACTGAGGCCAACGCTGTTGTCTGTGCTCGCGGCGTCTATCACGCGGGCTGCGCCGGTCCTCGAGGCGCGGTCGGCGTCCACGGCGCTGCGGTGCGCCCCTATGGCGCGGTCGCTCGGCCCGTCGCTCGGCCCTACGGCGCCGCCTGCGTCTGGCGCGCCGGCGTCCGCATCTGCCGATGACAGCCGATCCCCATTCTCCGCCGGCCCCTAGCCTAGCCGGCGTTCGCAAGGCCGAAATCGACGTCGGTCCTGAGTTCTTCCGGGCGACTCTCCAGACTGTGACGCCGCCCAACACGCTGACGATGGCGGCCTCGACCGGCGCCGCGAAGATCGTCATCCATCTCGACACTGGCGAGGTTGACCTTCTCGGGCTTGAGCCAAGCGAGGGCGCCCGGCTCTTTTGGAAGATCGTCGAGGAGCAATTCGGGAAACGAGGATGAGAAAAGGCCCGGCGCCGCTTCCGACCCATCTCAAGCTGTTGCGCGGCAACCCGGGGCAGCGGGCGCTCAGCAAGGGCGAGCCGATGCCGATGCAGCCGCCCGACCCGCCCGACCCGCCGGGCGATCTGACCGGCTACGCCAGGGAGGAATGGAACCGGATCATCGTCGAGGTCTTTCGGCTTCGGCTGGTGACCAGCATCGATATCCAGGTCCTGGCCGCCTATTGCGACGCCTACGCCCGCTGGCGCAACGCGCGTGAGACCTTAGCCGCGATGGCCGAGCGCGATCCCATAACCCGCGGCCAGATCGTCAAGACCCAATCCGGTGGGGCCGCGCCTAATCCGTTGGTGTTCATGGCCGCCGCCGCAGCCCGAGACATGGTCCGCTTTGCCGCTGAGTTTGGATTATCCCCCGCCGCCCGTACCCGCATTAACGCGATTGACGCCATCGGCGGCACGCCGAGCAAGTTCGCGGGGCTCCTCGCCGGAGTTGATTAGACGCAGCGCGCGCGGGAAGCTTCGCGCGGACGAAGTCATCCGGTTCATCGAGGCTTTAACCGTTCCCAAGGGGCACGGGCAGGGCCACCCGTTCGTGCTGATGCCGTGGGAGAAGCGGTTCATCCGCGACGTCTATGAGCCGCATTGGAACAAGAACGACAAGCGGGTGGTGCGCCGGGCCATCCTGTCGATCGCCCGCAAGAACGGCAAGAGCGCACTGACCGCGGCCTTGTGCCTCACCCACCTGATTGGGCCGGAAGCGATCCCCAACGGCGAGGTGTATAGCGCCGCCAATGATCTCGACCAGGCGGCGATCATCTTCCGGTTCGCCCAACAGATGGTGGAGCTCGAGCCGGACCTGGCGCAGAAGATCGACCTGGTTCCGTCGACCAAGACGATGGTCGCCCGGCCGACCGGCTCAGTGTTCCGCGCCGTCTCGCGCGAGTCTTCGACCAAGCACGGCTATTCGCCGTCGATGGTAGTCTATGACGAGCTGGCGCAGGCCAAGAGCCGCGCCCTCTATGACGTGTTCGACACCGCCTTCGGCGCTCGCGAGGAGCCGCTGTTCGTCGCCATCTCGACGCAGAGCAACGATCCCGAGCACGTCTTGTCGAAGCTGATCGACGACGGGATCGCCGGCGCCGATCCCTCGATCATCTGCCATTTGTACGCCGCCGATGAGGGCTGCGACCTGGCTGACGAAAGCCAATGGCGAGCGGCCAATCCGGCGCTCGGCGTGTTCCGCGACCGCGAAGACCTGGCGACGGCGATCCGCAAGGCGCAGCGGATGCCGGCGGAAGAGCCGAAGGTTCGCAATTTGTTCCTCAATCAGCGGGTGTCGCCGTTGGCCCCCTTGATCTCCCGCGCCGAGTGGTTGGATTGCGTCGGCCCGGCCGAGCTGACCCCCGGCGAGGAGGTCTATCTCGGCCTTGACCTCGCGAGCGTGGTCGACCTGGCGGCGCTGGTCATGGTCTCGGCCATCGATCCGGCCCGGGTCGCGCCGCTATTCTGGAAACCCCGCGAGCTGCTCGCCGATCAATCCCGGCGCGATTTCGGCGCCGGGAATAATCGTTACCAAGAGTGGGCCGACGCCGGCCTCCTGCGCTTAAGCCCGGGGCGCTCGATTGATCCGGCGGTGATCGCGATGGCGATCGGCGAGCTGGATCAGCGCTACCGCATCCGCGGCCTCGCCTATGACCGCTGGCGCATCAACGACCTCTTGCGAGCGTTCGATAATATCGGGCTGCGCGCGTTCAAAGACGGGGATAAGGGCGACGGCCTGCGCCTGGTGCCTTGGGGCCAGGGGTTTAAGGACATGGGCCCGGCGATCGACGCCCTCGAGGTGGCGATCTTCGAGCATCGGCTCATTCACCCGAGCCATCCGATCCTGAATTGGAACATGGCGAACGCCATCGCGACCATGGACCCGAGCGGCAATCGGAAATTAGACAAGAACGCAGCCCGATTTAGAATTGACGGCAGCGTCGCGCTCGCGATGGCGATGGGGCTTCGCTCGCGCGACCGCACCAAGCCGCCGATCGATGTTTTCGCGCTGATCGGATGAAAGATGACGACGGCGAGGACTTCCCGCCCACGCAACACCCGGTTCGAGAATTCATAACAGCCAGCCTTTTCGTTCTCGGCATCGTCGCCTTCGTTTGTTGGCTGCTTTGGAGGTGGATATGAGCCTCGCTGGAATCCTTTTAGGCCTCATCAATGTCGCGATCGTCGTCGCGATCTTGATGCTGATCGGCGCGATCGTCGTTTGGTTCCTTCAGTGGATCTTCAGCGTCGCCGTGCCGGCCAACGTGCAGAAGCTCTACATCGGCATCGTCGCGCTGATCGCCCTCTACATGATCGTGGCGCTCTTGCTCGGCTTGCCGGTCGTCCACCTGATCGGCCGATACGACTAAAGGTCGGCGGCGGCCCGCGCTAAACGGACCGCCGCCCCTTGCCTTGCCCAGCCCTGCCGCGCCTGGCCCCACCGGACCGGGCCGAGCCGTGCCTTACCACGCAACGCCAAGCTTGCTTGGCGCGCCCTTAACCTAGTTCGATCAGCCATCTTAGCTCAAGCCAAGAGTCCCGAATGCTACCGGCGACGTACAATCTCGATCTGTATAGAGGCGACACGCTAAGGTTACAGGTAAAGTTGTGGAACAACGAGGAGCGTGATGATCCGGCCGATTTGGATGGCGTGATCGCAGCGAGCCAGTTTCGTGTACGGCCCGACGCTGAGCCGATGGTCGAGATGGCGTGCGCGATAACTTTGCCGAACGTCGTCGATCTAACCCTCAGTTCAGACGCGAGCCGGATGTTACCAAAAAAGGGCGTGTGGGATCTGGAATTGCGTTTCCCAGGCGGGGACGTATTTACACCGCTAGCCGGGAAAATGACGCTGAAACCTGACGTAACGCTACCGCCAGGCGCCGCGCCCTGATGGACGCGCGCGCTGACCGGCCCGCCATCCTCGCCGTCGACATCGTCGAGCATCGCGTCGACCTGGCGATCTCGATCGGCCCCGCCGGCCCGCCGGGCGCGCAGGGGCCGCCAGGGGCAGACGGAATCGACGGCGCGCTAGGTCCGCCGGGGCCTCAGGGCGATCCCGGCCCACAGGGCGGCGCTGGGCCGCCAGGCCAGGATGGCGCGATCGGCCCCCAAGGGCCGCAAGGCCTTCAGGGCGATCAAGGCCCGATCGGCCCGATCGGTGCGACCGGCCCGCAGGGCGATCCGGGGCCGGCGGGCGGACAAGGGCCGCAAGGCGGGGTCGGTCCACAAGGGCCGCCAGGTCAGGACGGCGCGCAGGGGCCGGCGGGTGGACAAGGACCGCCGGGCGCGAACGGAGCGGACGGCGTTGACGGCGCGATCGGCCCGCCTGGCCCTGGCGTGGCGACCGGCGGCGCGGTCGGCGATGTCCTGGTTAAGACGGGCGCGCCCGATTTCGCGACTGGCTGGCAGGCGCAAATCGGGCCGTGGCAAACGCCGGGTGTCGTTGGCGGCACCGATAGCGGCGTGGAATATCGCATGGAGCCTGGCCGCGTCGTGCGGCTGCGCGGCGTCTTCATTCCCATAAACGGTGATGATGGCAGCGCCCGCCTTACCGGGATGCCGCCGGGCACATCGGCGCAGGAATTTGTCAGCGCAGCGGGCTTCAATATCGCCAACAGCACGCCGACCGCCTGGATGATCATTGTCCAACAAGACGGTCAGCTCTTGTTCTACCGCATCGTCCCGGCGCCGGACGGCAGCGGCGGGCGCGTCGGCCTGGAAGGCGTGACCTACACCACGACATGAACGTTCAAACAAAACCTCCGAACCCGTTTAAAAGGCGCAAGCCCTCGCCGATCGCCGCCCAGGCGACGGGAAGCCAGGAGACGTTTGTCCGCTACGTCGTCGTCAAGGCGGCGGCTCAGTTGCGCCGCGGCGACGAGATGGCGATCGCCAACGCCCGCTTCCCCGGCGACGCCCGCCTTCGCACCGTCATTCGCGCCACCGCCGAGCCGCCGACCGATCTCAGCAACACGCCGGCGCTCGCGGTTATGGGCGTCGATTACGTCGAAAGCCTCCAGCCGATCTCGGCTGCGGCGCAGGTGTTCCGCGCCAGCCGTCTCATGCTGAGCTTCGATCGCTACGCCAGCATCTCGATCCCTGACCTGGTGGGCCTCGACGAGGGGCCGCCGGCCTGGGTCGCATCCGGCCAGCCGGCGCCGGTCGGCGAGCTAACCGGTCAAGCGACAATCCTCGAACCGCGCAAGCTCGAGTTTATCATCACCATCAGTAGAGAAATGCTTCTCGGTTCGAACGCCGAGAAGCTGATCGGCGACGCGCTGCGCGCCAAGATCGCCTTCGATCTCGACAAGTCCTTGTTCGACGCCTTGCCGGTGAGCGCGGCGCGGCCCGCGGGCCTGAGATCTTTCAACACCCGGCTGCCCGAATCGACGGCGACCAGCAGCAACGACACGGCGATGATGCAGGACGTGGGCACGCTCCTTCGGGCCGCCGAGCACATCGCCGGCGGTGAGCCGATCTACTTCATCGCCCGCTCTCGCCGCATCGCCGCGATGCGGCAAATGTATCATGGCCGCCCGCCATCCAATTTCGTCTTGCTGCCGAGCGCCGCCAGCCTCGCCTTGCCGGAGAGCGTGTTGCTCTGCGTTATCCCGCGCGCCGTCCCGTCGGCCATCGGCTTGCCTGAGGTTGAGCTCGTGGAGAGCGCGGCCGTCGAGATGGATGACGCGCCGGGTTCGCCGGACGTCATGCAGGCGCAGAATGTGCGCTCGTTCTTTCAGTCCGACACTTTCGGCCTCAAAGTACGCCTTCCGGCCTCTTGGAGCTTACGCCATCCGGACGGGGCCAACTGGATCACGTGTCTTTGGCCGGCGGACATTGGCGCCGGCGGCGGCGGTATGCCAGACGCGCCGGCCGACCAGTTCACCTATGGCCGGCATCAAGGCGCATGGGCGCCGGTAGCCGAGGAAGTACCGGCGACGCCGCCCGCGACCGGTTTTGCCCGAACCAATGTCTCGACATCGCCCTGGGTGCCGATCGAGAATTTGACGGCGCATCTGGCGCCGCTCGACTCGCCGGTGTTTACTGGCGCGCCGGCCGCGCCGCACCCGCCGCCAGGTGACGCCAGTACCCGGGTCGCCACGACGCAATTCGTTCGCGACGCTGGCGGCCTTGAGGAAGTCCCGGTCACGCCCAACGGGGCTTACGCGCGCGTCAGGGCCGGCGCCAATACGGATTGGCGCAACTTGGTTGAACTCGGCGTCGCGCCGCTCGATTCGCCTATCTTCATCGGCGCGCCGCGCTCGCCGACGCCGCCGCCGGGCACCGCCAATGACACCATCGCCACGACTCAGTTCGTCCGCGACAATGCACCGGCCGGCGGCGTCGAGGATGTGCCAACTACCCCGAGCGGGGCCTATGCGCGCACGCGCTTTGCAGGCGATCCTGCGGGTTGGACGACGCTTGCCGACCTTGGCGTGGCCTCGCTCACCTCGCCCGTATTCATCGGCAACATAACGGTTCCGAACGGCACGCTCGGTTTCCCCGGTATCCAATTCACCGACAACCAGGTTGGCGTCTATCGGAGCGCCAATCTCATGGTCCTGGTCGCCGCCGGCGCCGCCGCGGCCCAGTTCTCCCCGACGCTGTCGGCGATCTTCTCGCCGCTGTTCCTGAGCGGCAACCGCATCCAACAGGTCGGCGACGCGACCGCGGCTACTGACGCGCTCAATCAGCAAACCGCCGACGGCCGCTATGTCCGGCCGGGCGGCCCGGCGTTGACGGACACGCTGACCACCAAGGCCGGCACCGGGATCAACGATCTAGGTCTTGCGGTTGGGGACGGCGCGACGGGTTTCTACCGCGACGCCGCGGGCACGGGCGCCGGCCTCAGCACGATGGTCGGCGGCTTTCCGCTGTTCATGCTGTTGGCCTCTCGCGAGGCCGTCATCAACGGCCCTTTGAGCGTGGGCGGCAACCGCGTCATGGCGGTCGCCAACCCGGCGGCTGGCTCTGACGCGCTCAATCTTCAAACTGGCGACGCCCGCTACCTGACGCTCCAGCAGGGCGGCATCGTCAGCGGCGCGGTGCAGTTCCTGTTCAATCCGGTCCTGCCCACCGACGCGGTGACGAAAGGCTATGTCGACGGCCTTGTCACCGGGCCGCGCGCACCCGCTCTCGTCTTCGATCTCCCGGCGGACGTCACGATTCCCCCTAACGAGAATTGGACCGATCTCGCCACCGTGCCGTACACGATTCCACTGCGTCCCGGCGTCGCGTCGTTAGTCCGATTGAGTATGTCTGGCAACCTCGCCGATTTGAGTAACGTTGCAATGCTCGCCGTCCGCATTGGCTCCGGCCTAGGGAACAGCAGCACTTTCCCGGAGCGCCGCGTCTTCGCCTACGGTAGTTCTACGGGCGCGGTTACAAGCAGCGGCTTTGTCGTCGATTTCTTTGCCGAGCCGGCCCCTGGCGCGACGACGATGAGCCTCCCGCTTCAGATCAAGCAGTTCAACGTCGGCGCGCCGATGACCCCGATGCGGGTCCTCGGCGGCGGCCCGACCACGGGCGAGCGCTCGCAAATCTGCGTCACCGACCTCGGCCCGGTCTAACGCCGGCCGTCCGCTAGCAACTCACCATCATCGACCTCCGCCCTGTCACCTAAGGGAGCCTCGCCATGCCGATCTCACCCGGCGCTGACGAATCGCAATCCGATTGGATGAGCCGTTGCGTGCCTGAAATGATGGGCCCGCCTGGGCCGGACCAGCGCGACAACGACCAGGCGGTCGCGATTTGCTTGGACATTTGGCGCGAGGAGCACCCGAACGCCGCGGCCTATCGAGCCCGCCAGAAGCGCATGAAGCAGACCGGCAAGCAGATCGGGCCGGACGATGGCGAGAGCTATACAGAGTGGCTCGATCGCTGCGTCGATGAAACCGGCGATCCTGATTTTTGCCAATGGCTATGGGAGGAGATGCGGGGCGGCGACGACACGCTCCACGCCCGCCCGCCCGCCTACAAGGGCGGTAAGCCGCAATGGCGCCGCCAAGCGCCATCGCCCAATGCGGACGAAGATCACGACTCGTTCATGAACCGCTGCATCGTCGCCGTGCAGGAGGATGATGATACGCTCAGCGAAGATGACGCCGAGCAGATGTGCGAGGTCGCCTGGAGCAACGGCGAAGCGCACGCGCGGCCGGCGATCATCAAGAGCACGGCCAAGCCGGTCCACAATTTCGAATACACGATGAGCGATGAAACGCCGGATCGTTACGGCGACATCGTCGCTCATGACGGCTGGGTGCTCGACCACTTCCGCAACAACCCGGTCGCGCTATTCGGCCATAACCACGACTTCCCGATCGGCCGATGGCTTGATGTCCACATCGACAAAGAGGTCAAAGCCCTCCGCGGCCGGCTCGACATCCCCAAGGGCGTCTCACCCCGAATCGATGAAATCCGCCTCCTGGTTGACGCCGGCTATCTCCCCGCCGTCTCGGTCGGCTTCCGCTCGCTGACGCGTCCGAAGCAGATCAAAAACGAGGCCGGAGATGACACCGGCGGCCTGCACTTCCTCAGGCACGAATTGCTCGAGTGCAGCGTCGTGCCGGTTCCAGCCAATCCCTCAGCCTTGGCGATCGCCAAGTCGCTGCGCATTTCGCCCGACACCCTCAAGCTTGCGTTCGCCGAGCCCGGCGATCGACGCCAGCTTGTTCGGCGTCGGGTTTTAACCGGCGAGCCCGCCGCACGCCCTCACGGGGCAAGGCACAAAGCCATGTCTACCATCAGTGAACGAATCGAAGTCGAACGGAGTGTCATCAACGACCTGCGCGATCGCCAGGCCGAACACCTGCGTAACATTGACGACGCCAACCCCAACGAAGCGGAAGACGCGATCACGGTGAACCTCAGCCGGCAGATCGGTCAGCACGTCCGGCACCTGCAGAGCCTCGAGGAGGCGGAGCGGGCGCAAATGCCGGTCAGCATGGGTGAGCGTATCGGCGAGATCCTGCCGCCTGAGCGGGATCCGGACGAGCCGGGTTCGAACGGGCGCCGCACGCCGGTGCGCGGGCGGCAGCTCATGCTCGCGCCGAGCCCGATCGCCTTCCAGCGCGCCGACGGCGGGATCAAGTATCGGTTCCCGCCCGCGATCATCAAGCGGCGCAAGGAACTCGACTCAGTCGACTACCTCATCCGCAACGGCGTGATCACGCTGTTCGCGCATCGGCTGAAGAAGAATCCCGATGAGATTCGGACGATGCTCTACGGCGATGACGAGCGGACCAAGGCCTGCTTCCAGTACATCCAGAAGGCGGTCTCAGCCCCGGCGATGACCGACGTGCCGACCTGGGCGGAGGAACTGGTCATCCAGGTCCAGGGCGACTTTATGGCGCCCCTGATGCCGACGGCGATCTTTCCGCAGCTTGCGGCGCTCGGCCTGTCGCTCGACTTCGGCCGCGCCGGGCGCATCGCCATTCCGACACGCTTGAGGACCCGCACCATCGCCGGCGCGTTCATCGGCGAGGGTCAGCCGATCCCCGTCAAGCAGGGCGTGTTTTCGCCTCAGATCGTCACCCCGAAGAAGCTCGGCGTCATCACGGTAATGACCCGCGAGATCGAGGAACACTCGATCCCGGCGATCGAGGCGTTGTTGCGCGACGCGATCTCGGAGGACACCGGGCAGTCGATTGACGACGTGCTGCTTGACGCCAATCCGGCGACCGTCGTTCGGCCGCCTGGCCTCCGTAACTACGCTCCTACCCCGCTTCCCCCGACACAAGCGGGGGCCGAGCCTATCCTGTTCAATCGGATGGTTCGCGACCTCCGCCGGCTGAGGGCGGAGCTGATCAGCATGACCAACGGCAACGTCCGCGCGCCGTGCTGGATCATGAACCCGATCCGGACCGACGGGATTGCATTGAACGTCGCGCCGGGAACCGACCCGTTCCCGTTCCGCGCCGAAGTCTATGCCGGATCGCTGATGGGCTGGCCGCTGTTCGAATCGACCACGGTCAATCCCAACCAGATCCTCGCGGTCGATGCGGCGGACTTCGTCACGGCGGGGCAAGGTGCGCCGACGTTCGGGGGCAGTTAT